CCTCTGTTGCGGCGCGATCTGTGTCCAGTTCCGCCGGGTCCCCGGGGGTAAGTAAGGATGCGCGTGGTCGGCCAGGAACGCATCGCGGAGGCTTTCGGCGTCGCGCCCAAGACCATCGTCGAGTGGCAGGAGGCCGGCTTTCCGATCGCCGTGCGCGGCTCCCGCGGCATCCCAAGCGAATACGACCTCCCGGCCTGCATCGACTGGCTCGTGAAGCGCGAGGTCGGCAAGGTCCAGGGCGAGTCCCAGCGCGATCGTGTGTTCCGCCTGCAGGGCGACGAGATCGCGATGCGCCTGGCCGAGAAGCAGAAGCTTCTGATCCCGGCCGCCGAGGTCGAGCCGATGTGGACGGCGGCCTGCGTCGCCGCGCGCGAGCAGCTGCAGCGCTCGCGCCGCGCGCTGGCTCGGAAGCTGGCGAAGGCGACCGACGTCAAGGCCCGCGAGCGCCTGATCGGCGAAGTGCACGACGAGTTCCTGCGCACGATGGCTGACTGGGCCCAGGCCGACGAGGCCGCGCCGTGAACGCTCGCGTGCCGCAGGGCGTCCTCAGCACCGCCGAAGCCCAGGCGTCGATACGGGCCGCCCGCGGCCGCGCGTTGGCGGCTCTGGCGCCGCGGCGCGAACTGTCGATCGTCGAATGGGCGGAGACGCGGCGGAAGATGTCGGAGGAGGAGACCGCGCGCCCAGGCGACTACAGCCTCGAGGAGACCCCGGCCCTGCGCGGCATCCTCATGGCCGCCAGCGACCCGGACGTGCGCCGCATCATCGTGCAGAAGAGCGCGCAGGTCGGCTACACCGCCGGCGTGGCGTGCAACGTCATCGGGTACCACATCCACTGGCGGCCGAGCACCATCGTCGCCATGTTCCCTCGCGAGAAATCGGCGAAGGACTTTGCGGCCGAAAAGCTCGAGCCGATGATCCGCGCCACGCCGGCGCTGGCCGAGCGGGTGAACCTTAAGACCCGGGCGCCCGGCACCGGCACGACGAGGCGGAAGTTCCCGGGCGGCCTGCTGAAGCTGGTGGCCTCGAACAGCCCCAGCGACGTGAAGTCGACCTCGGGCCGCGTCGGCATCGTCGAGGAACCCGACGACACCAGCCGCAACGTGAAGGGGCAGGGCAACGCGATTGCGCTGCTGGGCGAGCGCACGAAGACCTACGCGCCCGATGACCTGCAGCTGATCGGCGGCACGCCGACGGCGAAGGAGACGTCGCTCATCGTCGCGGAGATGCGGTCGACAGACCGCCGCGTGTTCAAGGCGGCCTGCCAGGACTGCGGCGGCCTGCACACGCCGGATTGGGATCACGTCACCATCCCGGGATTCCGCCTCAGCGAGGACGACCTCGCGCTGCCGCGCGCCGAGCTCGATGCGAAGTGGCCCGAGCGCGAGGTCTACGGACGCGCCAGGTGGGAGGACGCCTACTACGCCTGCCCGCACTGCGGCTCGATCTGGAGCGACGACGATCGCATCGAGAACATCCGCCGCGCCGCCCGGGTGCCGCCGCTCTACGGCTGGGAGCCGACGGCCGAGAGCAGCACGCCGGGCTTCTTCCTGTCGGAGCTCCTGAGCACCTTCGACGGCAGCCGCGTGCCCGAGCTCGCCCGCAAGTTCCTGGTGGCCCACCACGCGCTGGAGCAGGGGGACGCGACGCTGATGGTCGCGTTCTGGAACAGCACGCGCGGCCTCCCGTGGGAGTTCCGCGGCGACCTGCCGCAGGAGGACGAACTCCGCGAGCGCGCCGAGCCCTATGCCGAATGGACCTGCCCGGCCGCCGCCCTGGTGCCGGTGATGTTCGTCGACGTCCAGCACGACCGCCTGGCCATCACGGCGTGGGTCATCGGCCGCGGCGAAGAGGCGTGGCTCGCGCACTGGGGCGAGGTCTACGGCAAGACCGTGGTCGAGCATGCCGGCGCCTGGCTCGAGCTGGAGCAACTGATGGAGCGCGCCGTGCTGCACGCCAGCGGCGAGCCGCTTTCCATCGCTGCCATCGGCATCGACTCCGGCGACGGCCAGACCTCGGACGCCGTCTACGCCTTCGTCCGGAAGCACAACCGCGACGGCCGGCCGGTGAGGGCGACCAAGGGCGCATCCGATGGCGTCGGCCGCGTCGAGATCTGGACCCCGGCGCGCACATCGATCGACCCCGGAAAGAAGCCGACGAAGGCGGCGAAGTACGGCGTCCGCGTCCGCACCATCGGCGCCGCGAAGGCGAAGGACCTGATCCTCGGCTGGGCGCAGCACGGCGGCCGGGTGCGGCTGACCGGTACCGGCCCGGGCCGCATGCACTGGTATGAGGGTGTCCGCGACGACTTCTTCGAGCAACTGCTCGGCGAGATGAAGGTGCCCAGCAAGAAGAACCCGCGGGTCCGCGAATGGCAGGAGCGCACCGACCGGCGGAACGAGGCGTTGGATTGCACCGTCGGCTGCCTGTGGCTGAGCCGCGAGCTGAAGCTGCACCTGCGCACCGCCCGGCAGTGGGATGCCATCGAGAGCCGGATCCTGCAGCGCGCCGCGCTGCGCCGGGCCGCCTCGGACGCGACGGAAGCCGTCATCGTGGCGACGAAACGCGCCCCGTCGGCGCCGAAGCGCGCCACCGCCGCGCCGCCAGCCGCCCCAGCAGCGCCGTCCACCGCACAACCCGTGCAGGAGCCCGCGAAACCGGCCGGCCCAGCCGCGGACACCGCCGCTCCCGAAAAAACGCAGCCAGCGCTCGATGCGCCGGCCCCGCGGCCTATTGCCGCACGGAAGGGCCGCCGAGTGCGCGGCCGATTTGGAGGATGGACCCCATGAGCATCACACGCACATCAACACTCCGCGTCGCCACGAACCGCGCCCAGCAGCGCCTACAGGAATCGATGGCCGAGTTCGAGGCCCTCCAGGAGAAGGCATCGGCGGCGCTGGACCGCGCTTGGTCCATTGCTGGGCAGATCGAAGGCTTCGACCTCGTGGTCGAGATCGGTGATGCCGGCGCCTTGCGCGTGTGCGTCCTGGAGCACGTTGGCGGGCAGCCTGGGGATGCGCCCGACTTGCCGCCGTTTTCCGAGGGGCTGGAGTTCGGCACGGTCGCCGTCAAACTGGACAGCATCATCGACCTGTTCACTGAATTCAAGGGCGCCAAGATCAGCGAAAGCGGCTCGAGGCAGCAACTGCGCGCGTTCGGCGAAGAACTGCGTCGCGCGGCCGCCCGCGTGGACGCAATGCTTGACGCCAAGGGGTGATGAGTGACCGAACCCATCATCACCATCAACGGCACCCTGATGGGCCAAGGCCACGCCATTGCCCTGCGAGCCGCGGTGTCCCGCATGCTGGAGGCGATGGAAGACCCCGATGCGCTCGGCGACGACGCGATGGGTCGGCGCCACAGGCAGAGCTACATCGACAGGCTGACCGAACTGCAGGTGCTGCTCCACACGGAACCGCCGCTGTGGCCGTCACCGGTCTACAAGGCACTGGACCCGAAGCTGCCGCCCGGCATCGTGCTGCTCATGCAGGACGGTCGCGAGGTGGGGCGGATCGTCAATGCGGCGGCCGAGCCAACTCGCGACAACAACGCCGGAGCCTGACCATGCTCATCCCGACCAACATCAACCCCGCCGCCTTCAACGTGCGCTGGCGCCATCGAGCGCGGTGAACTGCAGGACTGGCATGTGCATCAGCTGCAGAACATGGTGATGGCGCTCGGCGGCCAGGCCGACGTGCGCTCGATGTCGCCGCCGATGCTCAGCCTCTACCTCAACGTGCTGTTGATCGAGAACCTGACGCGATGAAAAAGGCCCCGCAGCGTTGACGCGCCGCGGGGCCTGGGTGGTGGTGAATCGGAGAAGGGAGAGCCCGATTGGAAACCACCCGAGGTGCAAATGGCAACCCTGAAGCGCGATTCGATCATCCGCCGCCTGGCCGAGCGCGCGTCCAGCCACGAAGGGCTGCAGACCGCGGTCTGGTCTGTCGTCCGCCAAGAGCTGCCCGGCATCCTCGAGGAGGTGCTGTCGGACATGGCGGACGCCGGCGAATACCGGTTCCGGATCTATCCGCGGAAGCGGCCTGTTCGACAGCGCAGGCAGCGCGACGAACTGGTGCGCAAGCTGCTGGGCGATGGGGTCGCGCCGGCTGAAGTGGCCGACCGGGCGAAGTGCTCGCTGTCGCACGTCTACTCGATTCGGGCGCGTGACCAGACCGCGGCAGCCCAGCCAGATGTCGCGGTGGCGGCAGAAATAGAGGTCTGATCTCCAAATTTCGGGGCCCTAGTTTTGGAATGATCCCGCGCCGAAAGTGGCCGCCGTCATGCGATGACGCGGCTGGGCTCCTTCGTGGTCCTGCGCGCCCGAAGGAGCCCTCGAAATGGCGAATGCAGTCCTCCCGGCCACCAAGAAGGCCGCGCTCGACGCCATCCTGGCGACGGGCACGGCCAAGGCCTACCTGATCGACACCGCGGTCTACACCTACAGTTCCGCGCACGACTTCCTTGCTGACATCCCGAGCGGCGCCCGCATCGGCTCCGCGGTCACGCTGCAGAACGTCACGACCACCGACGGCGTTCTCGACGCCGACGATGTCAGCTTCACCGGCCTGGTGGCCGCCCCCACGATCGAGGCAGTCGCCATCTGCGTTGACACCGGCGTGGAGGCGACTTCGCGCTTCCTCTGCTACATCGACACCGCTACGGGCTTGCCAGTGAGCGCAGGCGCCACGCAGGTTGACGTGGCCTGGAGCAACGGCGCCAACAAGATCTTCAAGCTCTAACGCCGGGGTTCCTCGTGCGAGCAATCCCGCAGCGCGCCAGGGCATACGGCTTCAGCAAGCCGGCGGTGGTCAATCCGCTCGCGCCCTTCCAGGTCATCGCAGACGGGAATGGAACGATCGGCTCCGGGCCCAGTGTGGTGTACAGGAACGGTGCCACGTACTTCGGCTGGGTGAATTCCAGCGGCGATGTCGGCATCACCAAGTACGTCCACGCCACGCAGGCGCTGACCAGCTTCACGCTGGCGGCAGCTTTCGAGGTCAACGGGCACGACAACGCAACCATCAGCATCCTGCCCGATGGCCGAATCATGTGCCTGTACTGCAAGCACAACGACACAGGCGAGATGCGCATGAGGATCAGCACCTCCGCCTACGACATCAGTGCATGGAGTCCGCAGACGACCGTCGATGTCTTGAACTCGGGCGGCGGGATGGCCTACAACCTGACGTTCCAGTTGAGCGTCACCGGCAAGACCTACATGCTCTATCGCGCTGGCAGCTGGGCGCAGCGCATGCGTGCCACCGTGGATGGCTCAACCTGGGACACGGACAGGGTGGTGATCAGCAATGGCTCGCAGCGCCCGTACCCACAGGTGTATTCGGACGGGGTGTCACGTGTCGACTTCGTTTTCTCGACTGGAAATCCCGCCCAGGTCGCGAACTCCCTGTACCACGGGTACATGATTTCAGACGCGGGCGGCACGGAAACCTACTACAAGTCAGACGGCACGCTGATTGGTGCCGCTCCGCTGACGCCAGCGAATGCCACGCTCGTCTATGACGGCACGTCGCAGGACGGCTGGGCCTGGGACATTGCGACCGGTCCGGATGGCCATCCTTGGGTGCTGTGGGTCAAGTACGTGACGCCTGGGACCGACCATAGGCATATGTTCAGCCGTTGGACTGGTTTAGCGTGGGTGCACACCGAGATCACACCCTCTGGCGGCAGCATCGACACGCAGACGTACAGCGATGGCCAGGCCTGCTTCGACGGCAACGACCCGACGAAGGCCTACCTCTCAAAGCGCGTTGGCTCATGGAATGAGATTCAGCTTTGGGAGACCAGCGACAGTGGCGCGACCTGGAGCAAGACGGCTGACATCACGAGCGGTAGCAGCGTTCATGCATTCACGCCGCGCAGTCCCGAGGGGCATGCTGGTGATCTTACGGTGAGCTGGTACTCCGGCACGCAAGTGGACTACCTCGATTACGACACGGCTATTCGCGCTGCAGGTGCCTGAGATGGCGGAATTCGTCAACGAGCAGTTCGGCGGCACCTCCGGAACGGAGCTGTCGGCTTACAACGCCGCATGGTCAACGATCGGCGGGTTTGCGGCGGCCGGCCGCATCAGCAATGCGGGCAGACTGAGGCACAGCAGCACTGGGACTTTTGCCTACAAGAACTCAGGCGCGCCTGCGTCAGCGGACTATCACGTAGCAGCTGATGTCCACTATGTAGGCGCTGGCTCGACGGAGGCCGGCATTGCGGTGCGGATCAGCGGACCAGACGCGACCGCCTCATATTACTTCGTGCGATACGAGGCGACAGGGCAGGAGTTCGAGCTATACAAGGTAGTAAGCGGCACCCCGACGCTCTTGACGAACGCCGCGTATTCGCTATCGGTCGGTGGCAGCTTCCGCATGGCGCTACAGGCGATAGGGTCCACCATCAAGGTCTATGCGGCCGGCGCAGAGGTCATCAGCATCACCAACGCCGACATCACCGCAGCCGGGGTTGCGGGCGTGCGGTTCAGCGGCTCCGCGGCCGGTAGTGACACGGTTGGACTGCATCTCGACAACCTGGTCGCGGCCGACGGCGCCTTTCTCGATGCCACGGCGCCAATCCTCACGAGTGCAACGTCCAATGTGACGGGGCAGACCACGGCCACTCTTGGCGCAACCACCGACGAGGCCAACGGCACCATGTATGCGGTGGTCACGACCAGCGCAACCCAGCCGAGCGTGGCGCAGATCGTGGCCGGCCAGGACCACACCGGAAGCGCGGCGGTCTTCGCCGGCAACCAGGCCATCAGCAGCACCGGGGCCAAGACGTTCAACGCCACAGGTCTGACGGCGGCGACCGCGTACTACGGGCATATGGTGCACCGCGATGCCGCGAACAACGACAGCAACCGGCTCAGCACCAGCCAATTCACTACGCTGCCCAACGCGCCGACGGCTCCAACGATTGGCGCAACGACCGGCATCACTAGCAGCGGCGCGACCATCAACTGGACGGACAACAGTTCGGACGAAACCGGTTTCCAGATCCAGGTCGAGACGCCGAGCGGCGCCGGCAACTGGACGAACGCCAACACCAGCCCCGCAGCGGCCAACGCGACGAGCCTTGCCATCGGCGGCCTGTCCAGCAGCACCGAGTACCGGCCGCGGGTGCGCGCCTCGAATGCAGGCGGTGACTCCGCGTGGTCTACGGGGACCGCTTTCAACACGGCCGCCGGTGGCGGTGGCTCCACCTTGCTGCCGAAGCTCATGCAGCTCATGAACTGAAGGACCGACCATGCTCCACCCCGCGATCAAGAAGGGCTCTACCGACCGCAGTGTGTATCTGCGCATCGTGGACTCGACCGACGGCACACCGGAGACTGGTGTGGTGTTCAACACGTCGGGGATTGACCTTTGGTATCGCCGGGATGGAGCGGCCAAGGTCAGTATCACGGAGGCCACGCTTTCCGCGTTGACCGATGCGCACAGCGACGGCGGCTTCCTGCACGTCGGCGACGGCTACTACCGCTTGGACCTGCCAGACGCTGCTTTGGCCGCCGGCTCCAACAGCGTGCTCGTCGGCGGGACCGTCACTGGAATGGTCGTGCTCGGCGCGCTTGTGCCGCTGGTCGACTATGACCCGCAGGACACGGTGCGCCTGGGCCTTACCGCGCTTCCCAACGCAGCCGCGGCAGCCAGCGGCGGCTTGCCGACGGTCGACTCCGCCAACGACGTCGGCATTCAGACCGGGCTGAAGAAGAACCAGGCCTGGAACAACTTCACATTCCTGATGGTCGACAACACGACCGAGGTGCCCGCGACGGGCCTCACGGTCACCGCCACGCGCTCGATCGACGGCGGCGCCTTCGGCGCCGGCACGCTGGGCGCGGTGAGCGAGATCGGCAGCGGCTACTACAAGCTCAACATTCCGCAGGCCGACCTGAACGGCGACACGGTGACGCTGGTCTTCAGTGCCACCGGCGCGAAGACCCACGGCGTCACGCTGCGGCTTGAGCCCTGATCGTCGGCGGCGATGCACATCTACCGCGCACGCGGCGCGATCATCGAATGGGAGCGGGCGTCCTCGTCGGCCCCGGTGGTTGCGGCCGCGCTGTGGGAACTGCTGTCTCGCCATGGCGGCCGCGTGCGTCATTGGTGGGCAGATGCAGCTGCCGGTGGCACGGCCACGGTGACGGATGCCGGCGGCATCGCGAGCGGTGAAGCATTCGGGACGGCCGCCGTCTCGTCGAGCACCCTGGCCAGCGTGACGGGTGCGGGCGGCATCGCCTCCGAAGAGGCATTCGGCACCGCCGCGGTCAGCTCGAACCTCACGAGCAGCGTCAGCGGCGCAGGAGGCATTGCCAGCAGCGAGGCGTTCGGCTCGCCAGCCTTCTCACCGACGTTCGAACTGGTCGGCGACCTGACCCGATCGCGGTGGCGCATAGGCCGAAAGATCATCCCGACCAGCGGGGTTTGAAGCGCTCCGAGTTCCAAAACTCGGGGCTCTAGTTTTGGAACGCCGCGGCGCTGACAGTGCGCCGCCATGCGCAGCGTGCCGCGCCTCATTGCAGGCGACTCCCTCAGCTTCGAGACCACGGTCTCAGCCTATCCGGCCGATCAGGGCTGGACGCTGAAATACCGGCTCGTGCCGCGCTTCACGTCGCCGGTGCAGGCGCCGATCACGCTAACCGCCACGACCTACCAGACCAGCGGTTATCAGGTCATGGTGGCGCCTGGCACGACGGCACTGTGGACGGCCGGCATCTACGGCTGGTCCAGCTGGGTCGAGAAGACCGGCGAGCGGATCACGCTGGAGAGCGGCGAGATCACGGTCGCGCCTGACCCGGCCACCAGCGCGCAGGGCCTGGACACGCGCACCGATGCGGCGATCGCGCTGGCCAACGTGCGAGCAGTCATCCAGGGCGTCGCGAGCAAGAACGTCCTGAAGTACGAGATCAACGGCCGGTCGCTGGAGCACTACTCCATCCCGGACCTGATCACGCTGGAGCAGAAGCTGTCGCGCGACGTTGCCCGCGAAGAGAACGCGGCCGGCATGGCCATGGGGCTGAAGAACCGGCGCCAGATCATGGTGAGGTGCCGGTGATGGCTGGGCCGCGCCTCTCGCTGCTGGGCCGCATCGTCGACGCGTTCCGCGCGCCGGCGGAAGTGCGTCGACCGGACCCTGCACGCCGGGTCGGTGCCCGCATGTACGCCGCCGCCCGCGGCAGTCGGATGTCCGGCAGCTTCGGCAACGGGGGCGACTCCAGTGCCGACGCCGAACTGTCGATGAGTCTGTCGCGCCTGCGCGCCGGCTCGCGGCAGATGGTGCGCGACAGCTCGTACGCGAAGCGCGCAAAGGTCATCGTCAAGAACAACGTCATCGGCTCCGGCGTCGGCATGCAGGCCCAGGTCGGAACGAACCGCGCCGGTGCAAACAGCCGCATCAACGCCGACATCGAAGCGGTGTTCGGTGCTTGGTGCAAGGCCGACACCTGCCACACCGGCGGCGCCGTGCACTTCCATGACCTTGAGCGCATGGCCCTAGGCCAGGTGTTCGAGGCGGGCGAGGTCTTCATTCGCAAGCACCGGCGCGCCTTCGGCGCCAGCGCTGTGCCTCTGGCGCTGGAGGTGATCGAGTCGGAGCGGGTTCCGCTCGACATCGCGCTACCCAGCGCAGACGGCAAGACGACCGAGACCCGCATGGGGATTGAGCAGGACGAGTACGGCCGCGCCATCGCCTACTGGATCCGCAAGAAGCACCCCGGCGATCTGCGCTCGCCCGGCACGACCGCTGACCTCTACGAGCGCGTCGAGGCGGAATACATCCTGCACCTGCGCATCATCGATCGATGGCCGCAGGCCCGCGGCGAGCCCTGGCTGCACACCGCGGTCCGCAAGCTCAACGACATGGACCAGTACAGCGGCTCGGAGGTCCAGGCCGCTCGCGCATCCGCTCGGGTCTTCGGGACCATCGAGACCCCCGAGGGCGATGCTCCGCTCGCAACCGATGAAGAGGATGACGGCACGCCGGTCTTCGACATCGAGGACGGCACGATTCAGCAGCTGAATCCCGGCGAGAAGCTGGAATGGCACGCGCCGAACCGGCCGAACACCGCGCTCGACCCATTCATGCGCTACATGCTGCGCGAAGTCGCGGCCGGCGTGGGCGTCAGCTACGAGAGCCTGTCGCGCGACTACAGCCAGTCGAACTACAGCAGCTCGCGCCTTGCGCTGCTCGATGACCGCGACCTCTGGCGCACGCTGCAGCAGTGGTGGATCCGGGCATTCCGCGATCCGCTGCATGCCGAATGGCTGCGCCAGGCCGTCTACGCGCGGGCCATCACCAGCATCTCGGTCGAGCAGTACGCGCTGAACCCGGCGAAGTTCGAAGCCGTCGTGTGGAAGCCGCGCGGCTGGTCGTGGGTGGACCCGACCAAGGAAGTCAAGGCTTACAAGGAAGCGATCCGCGCTGGCCTGACATCGGCAACGGACGTTATCGCTGCCACCGCCGACGGCCGCGACATCGAAGACGTCATCGGCGCACTGCAGCGCGAGCGCGAGCTTTTCGCGCAGGCCGGCATCACGGTCGACACCGACGTGGCCGCCGAGCAGGCCGCCGCCCAACCGAAGGCCGCGGCGGATCTTGAGGCAGATGACGACGAGGGCGCCCCTGCGCAGCCGGCGCGCCGCAGCGTGCCGCCGCTTCGCCCGGTTCCCGCAACAGGACTCATGCAATGACGACACGTTCATTCAAGCTGGACCGCGCCAAGGCGCGCCGCGAGAAGGATGGCGGCGACCTGGTGGTCGATATGGCATTCGCCAGCGAGGTGCCGTATGAGCGCTGGTGGGGGATCGAGATCCTCCGCTGCAACGAGAAGGCCGTCCGACTGGGCCGCCTGAACGACGGCGCGCCGCTGCTCTTCAATCACAACTGGCGCGACCTGCGCGGCACGCACGTGCCCGGCAGCGTGCGCTGCGATGACGACGGCGTGCTGCGCGGCAAGGTGCGCATCACCAGCGCCACGCAGGAAGGCCGAGACGCGATCGGCCTGGTCGAGGGCGACATCCTCACGAAGGCAAGCGTCGGCTACGAGATCCACAAGGTCATCGAGCGCACCACCAGCAAGAGTGGCGGGCCGATCGAGCGAACCATCGACGGAGCCACGTTCCGCCGCGCACTCGAATCTCGTGGCGTCACCCGGGTTGGCGATCGAGGCGACGGCGACGTCCAGGCCTTCCGCCGCGACCTCGATGCCGCGGCCGGCCCGCTGGACCGCGCCGCCGACGACGTGCCCGTCTACGAGGTCGTCGACTGGGAGCCCTTCGAAGACTCCCTTGTGACCGTGCCTGCCGACAACACCGTCGGCGTCGGCCGCTCGCACGCGGCAGCCCCCGTCACAACCACCGTGCAGACGCCAGGCGGCTCCACGGTGCAGATCACCGAAGGCGGCGCACAGCCGCCGGCGGCGACCGAGCAGGAGCGCGCAGCCAGCGCGCCGCCCGCCACAGCCGCAAGCGTCACCAAGGTCACCACCCCCGCCGTCCCGGCGACCCATCAGGAGAAAGCCACCATGGCAGAAGCCCAAGCCGCCGCGGGTGCCGCGGAAACCCGTCACGACCCGCTGGAGGTCGAGAAGAACCGCAAGGCGGCGATCGGCAACATGTGCCGCGCCAGCAAGATCGACCCGCGCGTCGAGGACCAGTGGGTGCGCGATGGCGCCACGCTGGAAGAGGTCGCCGAGAAGATCCTGAAGGTGATGGAAGAGCGCGGCAAGGAGCGCCCCACCGCAGCCTCTGACCTGGGCTTGACGCGCGCCGAAACCCAGCGCTTCAGCCTGTTCCGCGCCATCCGCGCGATGCGCACGCCGACGCAGGAGAACATCAACCTCGCCGCCTACGAGTTGGAGTGCTCCCGCACGCTGGCTAAGCGGCTGCAGCGCGAAGACAGCAACAGCATCTTCATTCCCGGAGAAGTGCTGCAGCGCCCGCTGGGCGAGGCCGCGCAGCGCGCGATGTCGACCACGCCCGGCAGCAAGGGCGGCTTCATGGTCAACGTCGAGAACATGGGCTTCATCGACATCCTGCGCAACCGCAGCGTGACGATGCGCATGGGCGCCCGTCGCCTGCCGGGCCTGGTGGGCAACGTCACCATTCCCCGCCAGACCGGCAAGGGCACGGTGACCTGGCAGGGTGGCGAGGGCACCAGCGTCACGGCCACCGACCAGGCCCTGGGCCAGCTGTCGATGACGCCGAAGACCGCCATTGCGATCACGGACGCGTCGGAGCAGCTGCTGCGCCAAGCCACCCCGAGCGCCGAGGCCTTCATCATGGCTGACCTCGCCGCCGACATCGCGATCGATGGCGTCGATTACGTCGCCATCAACGGCACCGGCGGCGCGCAGCCGCTCGGCATCAAGAACACGACCGGCATCACGTCCGGCCAGGACGCCGCGTCCGCGACCTACGCGAAGCTGCTGGCCTTCGTCTCGACGGCCGGCGCATCGAACGCCATCCGCGGCAACCCCGGCTTCGTGACCAACACGGCCGGCGCGGCGAAGCTGATGACCGTGCAGCGCTTCTCGGGCACCGACACCCCGGTGTGGGAAGGGAACATGCTCGACGGCACGCTGTGCGGCTTCAACGCCATGTCGTCCGAACAGCTGGCCTCCGGCAACCTGATTTTCGGCTCGTGGGACGAGGTCGTGATCGGCGAGTGGGGCGTGCTGGAGCTGGCCATGGACAACGGCGGCACGCGCTTCAACCAGGCGCAGGTCGGCATCCGCGCGATGTGGATGGTCGACGTGCTGGTGCGCTACCCGCAGGCCTTCGTCGTCTCGACGAACCTGTCGTAAGGCGCGCCGCCATGAGCAGCCTCTACCGCGCCCTGCGCGGGGTCTGCATCGGCCCCGAGCGGCACGTGACGCCGGACAGCGAGCCGTTCGCCCTGGACAAGGGCACGGCCACCTTCCTGACGTCCATCGGCGCCGTCGAGGAGGTACCGGCCACGCCGGCGCCCGCCGACCCCGCGCCCAGCCCTTCGCCTGCACCGGAGCCGCCGGCCGAAAAGCTCGCCCCCACGCCGGCGCCTGCCGACCCCGCACACGCGCCGGTGAAGGCCGGCAAGAAGGAGAAGTGACATGCTGAACAGCCAAGCCTCCGCAGCGACCTCGACCGCGCTGCTCCATGCGGTGGACGCCGCCAACACCGCCGCCGCCACCAGCGGCACCGGCATGTGGCTCGACGTGCGCCCGTACGACGGCGAGATCCTGGTGACCATGAACGTCGGTGTCGTCACCGCGGGCACGATCACCGGCAAGCTGCAGTCGGCCACCGATGCCAACGGCACCGGCGCCGCCGACATCAGCGGCTACACGTTCACGCAGGTCACGACCTCCACCGACCTCAGCACGCAGACGGTCGTGGTCGATCCGAAGAAGGTGACCGGGGGCTTCCTCGGCTTCGTCGGCACGATCGCCACCGGCCCGGCTGCCGTGAGCGTCGTGGCTTCGGGCAAGAAGAAGTACGTCTGACGCTGGCGCGAAAGACGAGCGGCCATGCCCATGACCGAGGACTTCACCGCGTTCTTCGACGCGGACGAGTTCGCCACCGAGGCGACGCTTGACGGCGTCTCGGTCGTGGGCAACTACGACGCGCCGTTCGTCGACCTCTCCGGCATCGCCTCACGCGACCCGCAGTTCACGCTGCCGCACAGCGCGGCGCCCAGCGTGGCGCGCAACAGCGTGCTCGTGATCGCGGCAGGCCCTGGCGCCGGCACCTGGCGCGTCCGCACGCCAGAGCCCGACGGCACTGGCCTGGTCGTGCTGCCGCTGGAGAAGCAGCCGTGAACCATCAGCGCCACGTCATCCGCGAGGCAGTGGTCGCAGCGCTGATCGCGGCGAACACGTCTGCCGGCAGCCGCGTGGACGAGGAGCCCTACGACCTCGTCGAGGCCGCCGACTGCCCGCACCTCTCGGTCGACGACGACAGCGAGGCGCAGGAGCCGCTGACCGTGCACGGCGACCCGCTGCTGCAGCGCTCCTACCGCTTCATCGTCACGGCGCAGATCGTGCAGAACACCAACGCTTCGCGCGCCCGGGACCAGCTCTTGGCCGACGTCGAGGCCTGCCTCGCAGCCACTTCGCTGCCGGGCGTGCAGTCCATCCGTCCGCTCTCCTACCAGCCCGCGCAGCGGGACGAGGGGCAGCAGCGAATCCGAATCGGGCACCAGCTCTTCGAGGTGATCTACGTCACCTCGCAGGGCGATCCATCCACAGCGCTCTGACGCGCCACTTAGGAGCCAGACATGGCAAACCCAATTTTCTGGAAGAACGTGGGCGTCGACATCCAGACGGCGCTCGCATCAGCAATCACCATCAGCGCGATCTCGAAGGCGAGCCCTGGTGTGGTCACCTACACCGGTACCGACCCGACCAACGGCGATTACGTGCTGATCACGGCCAGCGGCATGACCGAGGTCAATGACCGCGCTTTCCGCGTCGCCAACGTCAATGCCGCCGCAAACACGTTCGAGCTGGAAGGCGAGAACACGACCGACTACAACACCTTCACGTCCGGCTCTTTCCAGGTCGTCACCTTCGGCTCCTCGTTCGGCATTCTGCAAACGTTCGATGTGAGCGGCGGCGACCCGGAGTATGCCGACGTGACGACGATTCACGACTCGATCCGCAAGCGCGCTCCGACGGTTGTTTCGCCGATGTCGATCACCTCCAACGCGATCTTCGATCCGTCGGACGCCGGCTACATCGAGGCGAACCGCGCATACAAGGCGCAAGGCAAGCGCGTCTTCAAGCTGCGCTTCGGCACCACCGCAAAGATGTGCTTCAACGGATTCGTGTCCGCGCCCGGCACCGCCCGCGGCCAGGCGCAGGGCGTCGTACAGACCGCCCTGGCCATCGAGGTGCAGAACTTCCCCAGCTTCTGGTCGACCTGACCAGCCGTTTGCGCGCGGCCGCGGCGGCGGAAACGCCGCGCGGTCTTCGCCCGAGCCAACGCGGCCGCGCGCTCCTCTCCTATCGGGCCATCTGATCGGGCACCCACATGAGCATTCGAATCGTCGTCTCCCCCCTCGTGCGCTTCAAGGTCGAGGGCAAAGAGACCGCCGAGGACGGCAGCGACGTGCCGTTCGATTTCTTCCTCACCGCCGAGCGGCTTGCGACCTCCGAAGAGGTGATCGCGCTGCGCCAGGACGTGCGCGACCGCGAGATCGCCGGTGACAAAACGCCGATCGTGTCGGCGCTGCTCCCGAAGGTTCGCGACTGGGCCGGCCCGCTGGCCGAGGACGGCAAGCCGGCCGCCTTCACGCAGGACAACTGCCGTGACCTCCTCAACCGCCCCGGCATGGCAGCGCTGGCCTTCCACGCCTACATCGCCGCCGTCGGGGTGAAGGAAAAAAACTCGTAGCGCTCGCCGCTCGGTGGGCGCGCGAAGGACTGCGCGATGACGACGATGAGCCGCAGGTCGACCCCGATGCCCAGCCGGCCCAGCCTGCTGGCACGTCGGGCACATCCATGGCGCTGCTCATCGCGCGGGCCGCAGAGGCCTCTGGCGCCAACGTCGAGACGGTCGAGCAGCCGGACTGGCCAGCCTACCTGTGGCCCGAGTGCGTGCCGGCGTGGGACGCGTTCCTGGGGTTGCAGGACCAGTGGCAGGAAAGCGTGCTTCCTCGCAGCGAGGTACTCGCGCATCTGCAGTTCGTGGTCGCCGACGAAGCTGAGCGCCGCTCCATCTATGACGGCGTCTGCGCCTGCGCGAAGTCGGCGCGGCACGTCATCCTGGCCGACCGCGCGGCCAAGCTCAAGAAGCGACGAGAGGAAGCCGAGGCCGCAGCTGCGCGCCGGCGGCACTGACGCATGACCGAAGACATCCGCTTCCGCGTCGGCATCGACGGCGTCCAGCAGGTCCAGCAGGGCGCGGCGCAGGTCGCGTCGAGCATGGACCGCATCGGGCAGTCCAGCACGGCGGCCGAGCAGCGCGCGTCCGGGACGTTCTCCAGCATCGCCGGCGCCGCCAAGGCGGTGGCCGGTCTTGCCATCGCGCAGGAGCTGGCCCAGGCCGCGACTGCCGCCGTGCGCACGGCCGATGCGGTCACCGTCCTCAACAACAAGCTCGCGCTGGCCACCGGCAGCGCGTCAGCCGCCTCCACAGCCTACGAGGCCCTGTACGGCATCGCCCAACGCTCGCGGACCAACTTCACCGACCTGGGCGCCACGTACGCCTCAATCGCACGCGCGACGGACGGGCTCGGCGTCAGTCAGCAGCGGCTGCTGAAGGTCACCGAGGCCATCGGCAACGCGATGGCGATCAGCGGCGGCAGCGCCGAGGGCATGCAGGCCGCGCTGAACCAGCTTGGCCAAGGCCTCGCGAGCGGCACGCTGCGCGGGGACGAGTTGAACAGCGTGCTCGAGCAGACCCCGCGCCTCGCCCGCGCCATTGCCGACGGCATGGGTGTCACGGTGGGCAAGCTGCGCGAGCTCGGCAAGGAAGGTCAGCTCACCGCCGAAGCCATCCTGCAGGCCCTGGAGTCGCAGTCCGCGGTGCTGGCCAAGGAAGTCGGCAACAGCGTCGTCACCGTCGGCCAGGCGATGACGCAGCTGTCGAACGCGACCACCAAGGCCATCGGCGAGCTCGACAAGGCGGCCGGCGCCACCTCATCCATCGCGAGCGGCCTGCAGTCGCTGTCCGGCGTCATCGACGACGTGTCCGACCGCTTCTCTCGTGCGCGCGAGGCCGGGCTCGGCTTCTTCAGCTCGATCGCCGCCGCGCAGGTGATGGGCATCGCGGAGGCGCTGGGTCAGGTCGACACCGGCGCAGCCAACATCGCCCGGCGCCTGGCGGAGGCTGAGAAGGAGCTCGCGGTTCTGCAGCAGCGGTTCTCCGAACGCGGCGGCGCCTATCTCGCAATGGAAGTGGCCAAGGCTGAGGAGTTGACCAAGCGGCTGCGTGAGGCGAAGCAGGCGCAGGACGACCTGAAGGCGGAGCGCGGCACCAGCCAGTCGCAGCAATTCGGCCAGGCCAGTTCCGCCATCGACGCCCTGGCCAAGAAGGGCTTGGAGGAGCAGGCCGCGGCGACGAAGCTGCTGGCCGACATCCGCAACAAGGCGCTTGGCATCGATGCGAACTACCTGAAGCAGATCAACGAGCTGAACGCGGCGCGGCAGAAGGGCCACATCACCGAGAAGCAGTACGTCGAGACCGTCCAGCAGCTCACGGCGGCCACGTTCAAGAAGACCGCGGCGACCAAGAAGGACGCCGAGGCCATGGACGACGCCGTGAAGGCGTTCAACGACTTGTCCAAGGCCGGGCGCGAGTGGGCGCGCTCCATCGACCTGACGAACGCCGCACTGGAGAAGGAGCTCGAGTTGCGGCGGCCGCTCACCGAGTCGGAGCGCCAACTGCTGGAACTGGACGAGAAGCTCGCCAAGGGCCTGTTGGTGATGACTCCGGCCATCGAGGCCGCGTCGCGCGCCAGCGTGAAGCGAGGCGAGGCGCTGCGCGAGGAAGTGCGCTGGCAGCGCGAGGGTGCCGACGAGAACGCGCAGTCGCTGGCCCGCCTGCAGGATGCGACCGCTGCGCTGGAGGGTCGCGCTACCGCGGCGAAGCGCGACAACGACCAGACGCTGCTGTCTGCGTCAGCCTTGCGGGAGGTCGAGCGCGCCGAGCTGCAGGCCGCCGCCGCCGCGAAGGAGCGCCGCGCGGTCCTCTTCGACAACATCGACCCGCAGATAGCCGCCGAGTACCGGAAGCAGGCCGCCGCCCTCCGCGAATCCGCAGCCCAGGCCGGACGCGCCGCAGCCATCGAGGCCGGCAAGGAATCGATCCAGCAGTGGGAGCGCACCGCCGACACCATCACCGGCTTGATCACCAACGCCATCCAGATGGGCGGCGAAGAGGGCTGGGACTACGTGCAGGACTACATCAAGTCCAACGCGATCCAGGCCCTGGTGCAGTACGGGGTCAGCGGCGTCGGTCAGTGGCTCGGCATGGCCCAGGCGGCAGGCGGCGCTGGCGCAGTGGCTGGCGGCGGGAACAACTGGCTCAGCATGCTCGGCACGGCCGGCCAGATGGGCGGCGGCTGGGGCAACATCGCGAACACCATCGGCGGGTGGGTGGGGCTCGGGGGCGGCGCCGGGACCGTTGCGATGGGCGGAAGCGCAGCCGGCGCAGCCGGCATGACGGGGCCGGCGTACTACAACGCGGTCGCCGCGCAGCAGGGCATCGTGGCGTCCGAAGGCGCGGCCGCCGCCACCGCTGGCGGCGGAAGCAGCATCTCCGCGGCGATCCCCATCATCGGCTGGATCATCGCCGCCTACATGGCGTCGAGCTCGGCCTACAAGGCCGGGTACAACGACACGCTGATCGACGACAAGGCGAACCACGCGACGCCAGGCGGCACGATCTCGCTCACGCACATGAAGGCCTTCCAGGCGCTCGGCATGAGCGACAAGTGGGCCAACATCCTCTCGGCGCGGCCACTGGTCGCTCGCCTTCTGGGGCACAAGCCATCGGTCAGCGGGTTCGGCATCGGCTCCGTCGTCGACGGCGACTTCGTGCAGGGCACCCAGGCGCCTTTCGAGTTCGGTCGCAACATCATGGGCGGCGGCGCGGACGAGGGCCTGCAGGACCTGGCCAGCCGGCTCGCCGGCAGCGTGACCCTCTCGGCCAGCCTCTTCGGTGGCGGCCTCACGCAGGGCCTGCGCGTCGGGGCGCTCACCGACCGCGATCGCGAGAACGAGGTCGCCGCGCTGTTGGGCTTCTTCGGCGCTGACAACAAGCTGATCGCCGGCACGCAGACGGGCTCCGGTGCGTTCGGCGCCGGCGGGCCAGGCCGAGCAGCCAGCAAGATCGCCGCCGACGAGCTGGAGGGCTGGATCAGCGAGCAGATGCCGGTCCTCATCATCCAGGGCCTGCAGCAGTCCGACCTGGACGCACGCTTCGAGGAGTATTTCGATTCCGTCAGCGCAGCCAAGCTCGACAGCGATGCCGCCGAGGCGATGCTGCAGACCGCCACGGCCGTCGCGCAGCTCACCGACGCTTTCGAGCCCCTGGGCGGCGTCTTCACCCAGTTCAGCGCCCTCAGCGTCGACACCTTCGAAAAGCTGGCCACAGCCGCCGGTGGCTTCGACGCCCTGGGCCAAAGCATCGGCACCTACTACCAAGAGTTCTACGACGAGGCCGAGCGCACCGAAGACGCCTGGGCGGGCATCACAAAGACCCTCAACGACGTCGGTATCACCGCGATCCCGAAAACGAAGGGCGAGTTCCGGGCGCTGGTGGACTCCCTCGATGACCTCGGCAGCAAGGCCGATCGGGAGGCGTTCGCGGCACTGATGCGCGTCGCCGGCGCCTTCGATGCACTGATCGATGCCTCCGATGAGGCGACGCAGCAGCTTGAAGAGGAGGCTGCAGCGCGTGCTGAGGAGGCGGCCGCGCGGGCCAACCGGGCCACGCAGCTGATCGACCAGAACATCGGAAAGTTCGTGAGCCCGGCGCAACTGCGTGGCTACCAATACGGTCGCATCGCGGAGGACCTACAGGCCGCGGGTCTCTCCGTGAGCGCGAAGCAGCTGGCCGATGCGACGAAGGAGGAGGTGCTGAAGTTCGTGCAGTCCTTCGTCAACCTCGCCGACGGTGTTAGTGAGCTCGAGCTGGCCGTGCTCACCGCCGCGGGCGCGCTCGGCGACCTGGCCGAAAGCAGCGAGGAGGCGGCCAAGGCAGCCGGAAACGCGCGCATCCCGATGATGGGTCCGCTGACCCGAGCCGGCGTGTCCGCCGGCGATGCTGCCTATCGCGACTGGCTAGGCATGTCCGTGCGCAGCGAGCAGTTCAACGCCGATTTCGAAGGCGGCACGCTGCCGAAAAACCTGCAGGACTACGTCGACAACTTCTGGGGCGGCAAGGGCAACGTGCCCGGGCCGACACGCGCGGGGCTCTTCAACCAGTACGCCATGCAAATGGAAGGCCCGCAGAACAGCGACGTCGTCTCGCCCGACCGGCTCCGGCGCGAGCAAGCCGAGGCGGCCGCCGCCGGCAGTGGCAGCGCGATGGACCAGGCGGCGGAAGAGGCGCGCCGACGCCAAGAGGACATGGCTCGCGACGAGCTGCGCGCGCTCGAAGAGCTGAACGCGACCATCGCGCGGCTCGACGGCAGCTTCAACAGCTTCATGGACTCGCTCCTGACCGGCGCCCTGTCGGCACTGTCGCCCGAGGATCGACTCGCCGAAGCGCGATCGCAGTTCGAGGAGACGCGCGACCTGGCGCTGGGCGGCGACCTCGGCGCCATGGAGCGCATCGACGATGCCGCGGCCACCTTCCTGAACCTCCAGAAGGAACTGACCGGGGCCGCGACCTACGCGCCCGTGTTCGATGAGGTGCTGGCCGAGCTGAAGCGCGTGCAGGCCGAGCTCTCGGCCATCAAGGGGAACACCAGGACGGCGGCCGAAGTCACCGCCGCGTCCGGCGTGGCACTCAGCGACGCGCTGGACACCGGCAACAAGATGACGGCCCAGCAGCTGGCGTACGCCGCCGTGGCGAGGTCGCGCGATGTCCAGTAGCGCGCTGATCCTGCTGGAGATCGACGGCTACACCGACGTCTCCACCTACGTCACGCACCGCTACAGCATGAAGGGGCGCGAGGGCTACCGCACGAAGAGCGCGGACTCCCCGGCGAACACCGTCTATCTGGATCGCTTGATCAGCGCGGGCACGATCAGCCGCAGCATGTTCAGGGATGGCGTGGCCATCACCGCGCCGAACCCTCGCGCTGACGTCGGCGTCATCGTCGCGGAGCTCGCCAACATCGACGGCGCGCTTGATGCCGTGTTCGAGAACCCGGACACCATCAACTTCCGCGAGCGCCCTATGCGTCTGCTGCAGGTGCAGCCCGGGGCGGCGCTCTCGACGGCGGTGACCGTCATCAAGGCGACGATCAGCCAGCCGGAGCCGAAGCAGGGCAGCGTGGTCCTGCACGGCAAGGACCGCCTCTACGAGCTGAACACCCCGCACCTCACCGCGACCTACGGCGGCACCAACGTGCTGCCGGCCGGCGTGGACGGCGGCCCGGAACTGGCCGGCAAGATCATCCCGCGCCTCTACGGCAAGGCGTTCCAGATTCCGGCCCCGTGCGTCAACACCACGCGAGGCATCTACCAAGTCAGCGACGGCGCAATCCAGTCCGTGGACGCTGCCTACGACAAGGGCGCTCCGTACACCCAGGGCGCCGACTACACGTCGCAGTCCGACATGGAGACGAACGCGCCCAGCAGCGGCCAGTACCGCGTCTGGCCGGCGGGCGGCATGCTGCGCGTGGGCGGCGCGCTGCCTACGCTCTTCACCTGCGATGCGACGGCCGACACCACGGCCAACAGCAAGGCCGGGACGTTGCTGAAACGCCTGGCGCTTGCGCGAGGCATCGACGCAGCGGACATCAGCAGCAGCCACGTCACCGCGCTCGACACCGCCAACGGCGCTGTGCTCGGCATTTGGGTCGCCGACGGACGCAGCACGCTCGACATCATGGACGCCGTCGCGCGCACCGTGGGCGCCGCATACGGGTTCAATCGCCTCGGCGTGCTCACCATGCAGCGGGTCGAGGAGCCCAGCGGCACCGCGGCGGCAGTGATCGCGCCCTGGAACGAGGCCACGCTCGAAGGCGACACCAGCAGCGAGGATGTGCCGGCCACGAAGGTGCTGATCCGACATGCGCGGTACTACCGGCCGCTGGCCGGCCCTGAGGTGGACATCACCGTCTCGGCCGCCGACCGCGCCGACCTAGGCGAGGAATGGCGCGTGTCCGAGGGCACGACCACGCCGAGCCCGAATCCGTACAAGCGCACCACCACGCTGGAGCTCGACACGCTGTTCGCCTTCAAGGCCGACGCCGACGCCGAGGCTGCGCGCCGCGCCGCGCTGTTGGGCGTGCCGCACCGCATGCACTGGGCCCGCGGCGTGCAACTCGATGACGCCACCCTCCTGGACGTCGACATCGGCAGCGTGGTCGAACTGCGCTGGGACCGCTACGGATTCAGCCGCGAGGCCGGCACGCTGCGCCGCGTGTTCGCCTACACGAAGAACTTGGCCGCCGGCACGGCGGACCTTCTGCTCTGGGGGCAGTGACACATGGGCAAGCTCCTCCTCTGCTACGACAACACCATCGACGAGTGCACGCTCAGCGGCGGCGCATGGACTGCCACTCTCCCGCTGCCGTACCTTCAGACCCGCCAACTTGACCAAAGAGCGCGCACCGCCGGAACCGATACGCGCAACACGTGGCATTACATCTCCGCGCCATCGGCGATCACGATGGCCGCCTTTGCGGCGCTGGGCGGCAACTTCAGCACATCCGCACAACTGCGTCTACGCGCCTGGACGAGCAGCCCAATCGCTGCCATCGACCTCGTATGCACTGGCGATTCGCCACCTTCCGGCATCACCACAGCGCGCACCGACACCGCCTACTACATCAACCGACAAGGCGTGCTCGCCAGCGCCGGATCTGGCGTCGCCCGCGTCGGCTGGGATCTGGATACCGGCCTGCCGCTGGGCCTGATATATGAACCCAGCGCGACGAACCTCGCCCTCCGCTCGCGCGACGGCAGCAATGCCACCTGGACCAAGTCGAGTGCGACGGCCGCACTGACTTCGACTGGGCTGGACGGCGTGGCTAACGCGGCGACGACGCTGACTGCTACGAGCTCCAACGGTCAAATGACGCAGTCGATCACCGCGGCCTCTGCCGCGCGCCGACTGTCGATGTACGTCAGGCGCGTCGTCGGCTCGGGGACCGTCACCATTAGCGGCGACAACTTCGCCACGAGTACGGCCATCGTTCCGCCTTCGACCAAGTACAAGAGATTCGATATCGCCGTCAGCGGCACGAACCCGGTGATCGGGATTCGCCTCGCCACTAGCGGCGATGCCGTCGCTGTCGACTTTGTGCAGCTGGAGGGTGGCTCGGTGCCGACCACGCCGATACCAACGACAACGGCAACAGTCACGCGGCAACAGGACTCGCCTCGGTATCTGAACGCCGAGTCCGCCGGGCTGTCCTTTGCGACAGGTACGGTTGTTGTCAAGGCGAAGCTCATGTCAATTCCCGCGAGTGTGACCGGAATCTGCACGCTATACGGAGCGGCAGCCGATCAAGCCGGAATCAGCCATGACGGAACGCGAATCTTCTTCAGCGTAGTGAGGCTGTCGGAGCAGGTAGGGGCGAACGGGCCCACCTTGGTGGCTGGCGATGTTGGCACCTTCGCAATGGCGTGGGCGACGAACAACGTGCGCTACTCGTCCAATGGCAGCGCCGCCGCACAGGACACAACGGCCGCGGTGCCTACCGGCAGTTCTTTCCACCTGAATCTCGGCTCTCGCGATGGCTCGGTTAACCACGTTGGATACATCGAGAGGGTGCGCGTCTATGCCGCTGCGATGACCAATGCGCAGCTTCAGGGTCTTTCAGGCAGCGAACTGGAGACTCCTGCTGACTTCGATAGCGGAACGTTTGATGCATGGCCTGCTGCGTACGTGGCGGCGACTACCGAGCGAATGCGTCGCGGGGAGCAGACTCCGGCGTTGTACCGCCCAGGCGCGGCGCAAAGCTACCCGTATTGGCGTGTCGATATCAACGACACATCGAACGCGGATGGCTGGATCGAGTACGGCCGCCCGATGATGGCCTGGAATGCCTTCCAAAGTGAGCGTGACGTAGCCTGCGGCCTGGGCATCTACTTCAAGCCGCGATCGACGACCGTCACGACGGCCAGCGGCGCGCGCTACTTCGACGAGTTGCCGGCGCCGAAGTGTCTCGACTTCACCTTCCACTACCTCGCCGATGCCGAGGCCTGGGACACCATCTACGAGCTAATGCGCACGCAGGGGGCGACCGGCGAAGTTCTCGTGTCGCTCGACCCCGACGACGCGCGCAACCTGCCGCGGCACACGTTCCTTGCCACGGTGGCCGACATGGAGAAGCTGCGCGCCATGGCCAAGGGCTACTGGACCAAGGCATTCACCGCGGAGCAGCTGCTGTGACGGCTTTCGCTTACGACGCGCAGCGCTGGTACGACGGCGAAGTCGAGGACGACACGCCGCGCTCGACGCCGATCGCGCCGCCGGCGCACGCCGAGGAGCGCGTCGACGGCGAGCCGTGGCCACGCTGGCAGCGCACCGCGTGGGTGCTGGAGCCGTGGACTGCTCAGCCGCCGCCGGTCGTGCCGGACGAGGTCGAGATGTGGCGCGCCAGGTGCGTGCTGATCGCCGCCGGCAAGCATCAAGCGGTGCTCGACGCTATTGCTGCCATTCCAGACCCTGTGCAGCGCGCAATCACGGCCGCGCAGTTCGAGTTCCGGCCGACGGTGCGGCGCCTGTCGCCGCTGACCGTCCTGCTGCAGCAGGCAGCCGGGATAACCGACGAAGAACGCGACGCCATGTTCGTACAGGCGGCGGCGCTGTGAACCATCGAAACAAAGGAGCCAAGATGCGCCGCCGCCTCACCACACTGATCCTCTCCATCGTCCCCCACGTCGTGCATGCCGCCGAGGCAGCGCGCGACGTGCTCAGCCTGCCGCTGAAGCAGTACGCGCTGGTGCTCGGCATGTCGCTGCTGGGCGGCTTCGCCGGCTGGTACGCGAAGGTCCGCCGCGGCGAGCTGTCATCGGCAAGCCTGTTCTCGCTGATCGGCGAAATGGCCACCAGCGCGCTGGCTGGGCTGGGCGCGTTCTTCCTGTGCGACCACGTGCAGGTCCCGCTGGGGGTCACGGCGGCGATCACCGGCATGGCCGGCTACATGGGCGGCCGAGCGGTCGACCTGGCCGAGCGGCTGCTGCAGGCGCGGATCCTGCGCAAGTTCGGCCCCACCGGGCCGGCGCCGCTGGATGGGGAAAAGCCGTGATCACCGTCGCCGCCCTGATCGCCGCGGAGGTGGCGCCCTCGCAGGCGCGCACCTTCGCCGTCCCGCTGTCGATCGCGTGCGAGCGCTTCGACATCACCACGCGGGCCCGCGTGGCCGGGTTCCTGGCGCAATGCATCGTGGAGTCGGAGCACTTCGTGAGCCTGGAAGAGCGCCTCTACTACCGGAGGGCCGAACGCATCTGGGAGGTCTTCCACCGCCTGCGCCAACGCGGCATGAACGAGGTGGCGAAGCTGGCGCGCAACCCGCGGGCGCTGGCCAACGCGGCCTATGCGCACGTGAACGGCAACGGCGACGAGGCCAGCGGCGACGGCTGGCGATACCGCGGGCGCGGGCTGAAGATGCTGACCGGCCGCGGCAACTACGCCGACGCTGCGGTGGCGTTGCGACGGCCCTACGTCAAGTCGCCGGAGCTGGTCGCGCTGCCGCCTGATGCCTGCCTTACCGCGGCGTGGTACTGGCACACGAACCGCTGCAACGCGCTGGCGGACTCGGCGCAATGGGACGCCATCACCAAGGCGGTGAACGGCCCTGGGATGCTGAAGCGAGCCGAGCGGCGCAGCATCACCGACGAGCTGCTGCAGGTGCTGCCATGACGGTCCACTACCGCGCCGGCTACCGCTTCCAGCTCGCCGAGCCCTTTCAGTGCGCGACGCCGATCACCGAGGCCTGCGCCGGCAGCAAGTTCGTGGGCCTGGCCGCCGACGGCACGCTGACCATCGCCGCCGGCTACGCCTGGGACGGCGCGTCGGGCCCGATCGCGCAAGGCCCCGAGATCGTCCGCGGCAGCTTGGTGCACGACGCGCTCTACCAGCTGATGCGCGAGTGCGGGCTGTCGACGACCTGGCGGGAGGCGGCCGATGACCTCCTGCGTGTGATGTTCGTCGAGGACGGCATGCACCCGCTCATGGCCGGCATCGCGCACGGCGCTGTCCGGGCGTTCGGCGAGAGGTTCGTCAACCCCATCCACGCACGGCCGGTGCTCGTTGCGCCGGCGCCGGTCACCTATCCCTCCACCGCTGAATGGATCGCGCCATGAAGACCATTTTTGCCCTGGCCGCCTGCGCGGCGCTCACCGCCTGCGGTACCAGCCCAGGCCAATTCGGCAACCTGCTGACGCTCAGCCTGAGCGGCGACCGCGCATTCGTCACCAGCCTGTACGGACCCATCGGCGTCACCGCCGAGCTGCGGACTGAGGACGTGCGCGAGCTGATGGCGATGCGCGAGAAAGCGCGGTTCGCCGAGCAGGTGCTGAGTGCGACGGCTCGCACGCCGGTCGGCCTGGAGCGGGTCAAGCCTTGATCGCCACCCGGCCGCCCGCGACGGCCGCAACCCTGAAAGGACCATCACCATGAGCGCCTTCCTGCGCAAGACCTTTGCGGTCCTCGCGGCCGTTCTGTCCGCGGCCGTCGCGAGCGCCGCCCCGCCGCCATCCGTCTGCAGCCCGCCCGCCGGCACGATCGGCATGTGGCAGGGCGAGGCGGTGACGTGCGTGGCCGACCGCACGCAGTTCAACTCGTGCCACCGGCGCTTCGTGAGCCGCGAGGGCGTCTGGGCCGTGTGCCGCGACTGGGTGGCCGATGGTGGCGACCCCTACATGCCGGAGCCGCCGCCGGCCGTGCCATGCAGTGCGCGCAGCACCTACGAGCGCTGGGGCGGTGCGCAGGGCGACCTCTGCAGCAGCCAGCCGCCCGGCGTGTCGTCGGCGCCTGACCTGCACATCCTGCCTGCGGCGCCCCACGGCGCGCGCCGGCCGATCTACGACCTCTTCGGCAACAGCCTGGGCGTGCAAGACTGGCGGTGCGAGCAGGGCCGCTGGGTGTTGGCTGCGCAGACCTGCGGGGTCGTCAATGCCACCGATCCGGCGCCCGCGCCGACACCCAAGCCGAAGACGCGGGCCGGCGACGCGAAGGTCGGCGCCACCGCGCCGCGGCCGGGGAGCTAACGCCATGGCCGCCGCTGACATCATCGCCGCGCAGCTGGAGCGCATGGCCCGGGCCCGCGCGGCGATCGATGCCGCCCAGGCCACCACACAGGCGGCGCGCGCCGCGGCAGCCGCCCGAGCGGAGGAAGCGGCGCGCGCCGCCGCGGCTGCCGACCAAGCCGTGAAGGAGGTCGACGCGGCGGAGCAGGACGAGATCGCCATCATCGACGCGGCCCAGGCTGAGATCGCAGCGGCCGAGGAGGCGATCCGAGCGGCCAATGCGCCCGCGCCGGCGCCAGTTCCTGATCCTGTACCGGCCCCGCCGGCCCCAACCCCTGAACCGAGCCCGCCGCCGCCAACACCTAAGCCGAGCCCCGCTCCACCGCCGCCGCCTGCGCCCGATAGCGTGGTGCTGTCCTTCGCGCCGCACGGCGCGGCATCGCTGGCAGATGCCACGCTGCACCGGCAGCATGCACCTGGTCACGCCACCTACCGCAAGCCGCTGACGGACCAGCTTGTCGCCTGGTTCGAGGTCCACGGCGAGGATGTGCTCGCCTGGGTCGAGAACGGCTACCTCCTGAAACCTGGCAAGGCCGCCGCCACGGGCCGGCTAGCACTGGTCATCGGCGGCGGCGAGCGCACGGCTCACGACATCACGCTGCAACCGCACTGCCGCGCGGCACTGTGGCCGCAGCGGATCAGCGGCGGGGAGGCTCCGCTAACGGTGCGCGATGTCGCGTGGCCGCTGGTGCCGCCGGTCAACGTGACAGTGAGCGAGGCGGTGCTCGCGCGCCTGCCTCAGCAGTACGTGCCGCTGATGCAAGCCGGCTACCCCAGCGCGATGGGCACCGCCGGCTACCACTCGTCCATCGGTCTGCTGCCCGAGTGGGACATGGCATACCTCGCGTCGCGCGACCCACGTGCTCTGCGCGCAGTCGTGCTGCATGCATTGGCCGCGGGCCGGTACGGCATCCACTACCGCGACGAGACGACCGGCGAGCAGCCAGCCTTCGCAACCTATCCGCATCTCTCCAGCGAGGCCAGCAGCAAGAACCAGCTGATCCGCGGTGGCGGGGCGGGGTGGCGCATCAGCCACCACCCCTCGGTCGGATACCTAGCGCACCTTCTCACAGGCTGGGAGTTCTTCGCTGACCATGTGCTGGCCGCGGCGACCTACAACCACTTCGCACAGGTCGATCACGTGCGCGGCTTCGCGCGTGGCCTGCTGTGGACGCACGTTGGCGCGAACACCACCCGTGGCGCCGGCTGGGCGCTGCGCACACTGATGCAGGCCGCACTCGTGAGCGGCCCTGATAGTCAGTACACCCAGGCACTGCGTGAGAACGTGGATGCCTATCACACACAGTACGTGGCCCAGCCGAACAACCCGCAGGGCTTCGTCCGACCCTACAGCGACTACACCGCCAGCGGCGACGGCGAGTACCACGAAGCGATCTGGATGCAGGACTTCGTGACTGCAGCCATGTGCTGGATGGCTGCCAATGCGCCGGGCGACCCAAAGCTGCGCGCGCTGGCCGTGTGGAAGTCCCGGTCCATCGTCGGCCGCTTCGGCGACCCGGCAGACCCGACGGCCTTCCCGTACATGGACGCCGCGCAGTACGAGATGACGGTGGCGCCCAGCGATTCGCCGAATTTCGTGACCGGGGCCGGCCCCTGGTACTCCACCTGGGGCGACCTGTGGGCGGCTGCTTCGCGCGGCCGCTGGACCCGCACGGACAGCGGACTGCGTGGCACGAGCGCTGCTGCGCCTACGGAGGCCACAGGCTACTGGGGCATCGCTTCGTGCGCGCTGGCCATGGCCCACCAGGCCGGCATGCCGGGCGCCGAAGCGGCTGTGCGGCGCTTCCGCGGCGCGGCGAACTTTGCGTCACTGGCCGCCGCCTTCAGCGCTTACCCAGTGTGGGCCGTGACCAGCCCAGCCACGGCGCCAACGCCCACCCCTGCGCCTGCGCCGACACCCGTGCCAGTGCCCGCTCCACCCGCACCCGTGCCGGCACCAGCGCCAACGTCCGTGCCCGCCCCACCACCCCCCAGCGGGCTCCTGCCTGCGTGGCGCGTCCCTGCACGTCCTTTCGATGTGCTGGAACTGCCAGGCACGAAGCTGCGCACCTTGCCCATTTTCCAGGGCGGGGCCGGGTCGGTCGGCCTGGGCTTCTACGCCTACAGCGGCGGCGCCAAGAGCGAGGATGACGATCTCTACGCGGCCGGTGGGGGCCATAACGACGGCTGGGGCAACGACATCTACCGTCTCCGCTTGTGGGCCGACACGCCGGCGTGGGAGCGCATCGCCGATCGCACTCCGTTCGATCGGATTGGCTGGGGTCCGAGCGAAGTTGGTCGTTCGCATTACCTTGACGGCCGCCCGGCAAGCCGCCACACCTATTGGCACATCCAGTACATCGACCAGATTGGGCGGCTGATGTTCATGGGGGCAGCAGCAGTCTACGGCAATGGCAACTCCGGTTTCGGCACGGTGGATGCCTTCGACCCGGCGGCCGGCCTCTACCTTCCCGCCGGCACCTACGCGAGCGGCATGAGCGGTTCGTTCGCGATTCCCACGGCCAAGGACGGGCGCGGCAACGTCTGGCAGCACACCACAAGCGGCACGATCCGCCGGTGGTCGCCGAGTCCCACGCCTGACGGTGCGCCGGGCGTTATCACGGACTTCGGCTACCGCGGGCAGCAGGCCATCTACGAGACGGCCTACGTGGTGGACACCCGTCGCAACCGCCTGGTGTGCATCGACAATGGCGTTGGAAGGTCGTGGACGTTCGACCTCAACGACAGCGCGAAGGCCTCGCCCCTGATCCTGCAGGGCGAGCCAGCCCACGTCGCTGCAATCAGGATGCGCAAGGAGGTGGTGTACGACTCGACCCTGGACTGCTTCTGGTGCCTGCTCCGCACGGCCACGCCCAGCCTCTACCGGGTGGATGCGGGGACGATGACCGTTCAGCCCCAGCCCATCACGGGCGCGATGACCGGCGGCACGGATGCCCGCCCAGGGGCGTACGGTCGGTTTGCACACTCCGCGCGCCTGGGGGGGTTGATTTGGGCCCACCAGGATGGGCCCGTCCGGTTCATCCGCACTGCATAGTGCGCAACGTTCTGCCCGCATCGGCCGTACACTGTCACAGTTCGCAACCTACAGTTACCGCCATGAAGCGTGCAGTGGAGTTGAGCGGCCAGTGCATTGGCGGGGTCTTGCTCCTGGTTGTGCTGGTCTTCGCGGTCGCCGCCTCCGCCTTGACGTGCCTGGCGGCCGTGCTCGTGTCGGCCATCGATTTCGTCACGGGCAAGGATTCGCGGTCCGCGGTCGAGCCTCATGAGGTTGCCGCCCCGGGCAAATATGACTAGTCGTAGGGACGGGTGAGCCGGCGCGATCGGGCCCGTAGCCCATCCCGCGCGCCGTAGCTGCGACTGCGCCGGCCGGGGTGCACTGTGCCGGCAGGCGGCGGCGGGCGCTATCCCTCCGAAGGGGGAGTCACCGGTAACGCCGGCCGCGCCCCGGATCCCGGCTCCACTGGTGCCGCGACCCGTCGCGCCAGCCAGCCAGCGGCCCTCCCGGCGAGTCTTCGACGTGCGTGCGCGGTGGTGCGTCGGCTTCTGGCATCGGTCGAATCAGGTCCCCGGTACTGCGTGTCCCGCCTGCGCCACGGATGATTTCGGGCTCGCCAACCGGCACCGCATCAGGGTCTATCGCCCGTGCAGTCGCCTCCGTGAGCTTGTGCCTCGTGGTGTAGAGCTTGCCTGTGGTCGCGCTGCGCAGGCGCCACTGGTAGATGCGCAACAGCCCGTCTTCGTCCCGCGCTGGAGGCTGCTGAGCCGAGGGGGCGCCGAGCCGGGGTGGCGGCACAGGCTCAGGCAACGGCCCGACCAGCACCGAGGCATGACGCACGTACTGACCATCACCCCGCATGCCGATGCGAGGTGCGCCGCAGCCTGAGCAGCAGCGGCCGCTGGGGTCGGTGTCCAGGAAGTCGCAACGGCAGCGCCAGCAGGTGATCCGGTACCAGTCCATCGCACCACGGTATCAGGCCAAGTCGCTCACCGGCTGAGCCGGCGCATCGGCCGCCGTGGTGCGGAGGCCAGCATGCGGTGGATCGCCTCGGTCGTCTCACGCGCGCCAGTGCCGGCGTCGGCGTAGACCTCGCGCCAGCGCACCAGGCCGCTGGGGTTGCATGCGCAGGGCGCGCCCTCGGCGCCGCAGCCGTCGTGCTCCCAGGGCAGGCCAGGGTGATCCGCGCAGAGCCAGCCGGGCTCCTTCGATCGGCGGCAGAGGGGGCACGTCATGGCTCCCGCTTGGCAGGTGGTGTGCCCATGCGCGCGTGCACCGCTCGCGCGGCCTTCTCGGGGTCTGGCTCCCCGGTCGCATAGGCCTGGGTTGCGTGGGCATGCGCGATGCGCGAGCTTCCGTACTTGGGCTTCAGATGGGACCGAAGGCGCTGCAACTCTTCGACGAATCGGAGGATCCACTCGGTGCGGTCCATTGGCCGAGGATACGCCGCGAGGCCGCCGCCCGATCCCGCCTGGGCCGCCCACGTGGGCCGGGTGGGGAGCGGAGGCCAAGCGGCCGGGAGGGCCGGCCGGGCGGTTCCGGCGGGTAGGATCGCCGGCCATGGATCTCAAGACCTTCATTTCCAACAGCCTTATCTCCATCATCGAGGGCGTCAAGGACGCACAGGGGAAGCACGGGGATCTCGTCAACCCTTCGCAGAGCGGCGGCGCGCACTCCGCGCGCGAGCACAAGCTGATGACCTCGGTGAACGGACAGCTGATCCGGGACGTGCAGTTCGACGTCGCCGTTACTGTCACCTCGGAGGGGACTGGCCACGCCGAAGGGAGCATCGAGTTCCTGAAGGTGGTGAAGATCGGCGGTGGCGGCGGCATCAAGGACACCGATCAGTCGGTAAGCCGCTTGAAGTTCGTCGTACCCATCTCTCTACCGGAACCGGGTGCGTGACTTCTGCGTGAGTCCTGCTCACGCTCCCAGGCGCTACGATGGCCGAAACGGTGGGCGCCCCGGACCTAAGTTGTTGATTTGCTGGAGGATCGTCAGCCTACGAACCAAGGGGTCGTGGGTTCGAATCCTGCCAGCCGCGCCAGAAAAACAAGAAACGGATCAACGGGTTACGTGTTCAGAGCACGTAGCCCGTTTCTCTTTCTGCGTGACCCGCAGCGTGACTTTCCCGCCGGGCTTCATCCGTTGACCACCCGCAGCAGCGTGGTCCGGTCGCGCGTCTCCTGCACCTTGTTCGCCACCTCGATCAGCCGCGCGACGGTGGCCGAGGCGTAGTGCTGGGCCATGCCTTCGACGGCATGCCCCATCAGCAGCGAACGATCCTCTGCCGAAACACCTGCGTCCCTGAGCCGTTGTGCGAACGTGTGCCTGAGGTCGTGCACACGCACCTGCAGGCCCGCCGCCTCGCGCGCCGCCTGGAAGCCGGTGTTGTTCATCGTGACGATGCGGCGGTACTTCATCGCCGGTTCCTTCTCGATGTGCTTCACCCGCTCGCGTCGGTACACGAAGACGTGTTCGGCGTGCCTGCCGCGCTGAGCCTCGACGATGCGCCAGGCGACATCGTTCAGGATCAGCACATGGTCCCGCTTGCTCTTGAACGCCTTCGCCGGCACCACGAAGACACTGCGGCCCACCTCCGGCACCGGCACTTCCCAGTCCCACCGCAGCCCGCACACGTTCTCGTCGCGCGCACCGGTGTTCACGGCGAACAGCACCATGCTCCCAAGGTGGTCCGGCAGCGCCTTCAATAGCGCGGCCTGCTCGGCCCAGCTCAGCGGCCGCGGCGGTCGTTTCGTCGCCTGCTCATCCAGCATCTCGATCAGCGGCGGCGCGCCCAGCCAGGGCTTGCCGTCATCGGTCCGCCAGACCCGCGCCGCCCGGTTCATCACCGTGCGGGCCACCTCGAGCGCCCGGTTCACCGTCGCCGGCTTCACCTTGCGCGCGGGCTTGCCGCTGGCATCGCGCCCCGCGAGCCGGTCGGCCCTGAACTTGGCGAAGCTGTCGTTGCAGACCTGCCGCAGCGGCAGATGCCCGACCCAGCCGTTCAACAGCGCCACGTGGCCGCTGATGGTGTCCAGGGTGCGCACGTCGGTCGCCTGCTGCAGTTCCAGCAGGTACTTCCCGGCCGCTACCCGAAACAGCTGGTCATCGCCTTGTTGAAGGCCTTGCTGCCGCTGGGTGTCGATGATGGCTTGCTGCTTGCGGACCCACGCTTCGGCCTCGTCTTGGGAGACTCGCCCGAGGCGTTCAAAGAGCCGCTGTCCGCGGTAGAGCTTGTCGACGATCCGCTCGCCGTCGTCGGTGAGCTGGATTCCTTTCGTCCTGGTTCGCATGTTTCCATGCCTCCTTTCTTCGTGCGACCAGGGCGCCCACGGGCGGCAATGTACGCCTCGGCCCAGGCGTCCAGTTCCAGGCGGTCGAAGGCCAGAGCGCGTTCGCCCAGCGGGATCTCGGTCAAGCCGGGGCGCACCTCGGCGTCGAAACGGTTGCGGTCCATGCCGAGGTAGCCCGGCGCGTCGCGGTGTCGGATGAGGCGCGGTTGTGGACGCTCAGCCATCGCACACCTCGAATCGGTTCTTCTTCCGACTGTTCTGGCTGCCGGTCAGGATCTGCAGGTTGTTGTGGACGTGCAAGCCGGAAACGAGCTCGCTCTGCAGCGGGATGTCATGGTCGACGTGATGCGGGACGCCGGTCTCGACGGTGAGGCGGCGCGCCTCGGCATAGAAGGCCTCGATCGCGGCCATGTCGGCCCAAGGCGGGGTGCGGCGCAGCTTCGCGGCTCGGCGCTTCGCCGTGTGGTGCCGAACCAGCGCGGGCCGAGTCTCGGCGCGCCGTTGCGCGCGCTCAGTCTGCCGCTGGGCGGCGCGCTCACGCTTGGCGGCCTCGTGCGCCGCGAACCGCTCGTGCGCTGCGATGAGTCTTGATGCCTCCGCCTCGACGGCTCCCCGGTGCGCATCCTTCTTGGCCTGCCACTGCACGACAGCGCTCGAGGCCACCACGGCCTGGCCGCGGCCGTTGACCCAGAACGGGATGCCCATCTTGCGCAGCTGCGCGACCTGCTTGCCCTTGTGGGCGAAGCCGGTGAGCTTTCGCAGAGCGTCGTCGTCGAGGAACAGGGGTTCGGCCATCATCGCGACCCCCTGCGCCGAGTGGCCAGTGGGGGCCACGCTCCGATCGCCATGTTGATGCCGAGAGTGAGCCCGCCCAAGCCGGCAACCAACATCGCCGCCTTTACGTCGCCGTCATCACGCTCCACCCGCATACTGGAGGGCCACTTCGAAGGTGCCCGATGAAGCAGTTCCAGCACACCCGGTCGGCCGGGAAGCGCCGCACGTACGACATCACGATCGAGGGAAACCACTACACGATTGCTCTGAACGGGAAGGTGTTGAAGGATGAAACGCTGCCCATCTTCGTCGGCGGCAATGTGACGTGTGATGAGGCCGAGACGGTGCACGTGTTGGCCGACATTGAGCAGCTGCGGGGCATGCCAGAGGAATAGCAGGCCTGCTGCACGCGCGCGGACGCGTGGCTTGGCGATGGCCTGTATTTCCTGCCGCGCCATGGCCTGCTGTCTCAGAAAATCGGCTCGCGTCATAGTCCTCCACCAGGTGCGGGATGGGCGGCAGCGGCGAGGCGTCGAACTTCGGCCTCAGCCGCTTCCCGAAGCGCTTCGAGAGACACGCGCTGCAGGTGCTTGAGCCAGTCGGCCTCCCAGGTCCGCTCGACGCCATCCCTCCTGGTCACAACGTTGGTCCACCGGGCTCGTTTCGCGGCGGCGAGACATTCCTTCATCCCGGCCAGCATCAGGTGATTGATCTTGCTGGTGTCGATGGCGAAGACCACCACGTCGCCAAGCTCCGGGAGCCGCGCCGGCTCAGGTGCAGGTGCTGGAGGGGTGGCGCGAGCGGCTTGCCAGACTTCCCACGCGAGCTTCCCTGACGGCGAATAGCCGGTGCGCCCAATGAGGTGGCGAGCGCTGGCCCACGCCTCGAAGTCTCGGCGCTCATCTCGCCCGCCTGCGGGCTCTGCGCGAGCCTGAAGCTCGCCCCACCGCTTTGCCTCGGCCACCTGGTCTTCGGTCAGGTGATCGTGTGCACCCATGCCCAGGGCGAAGCGGATCGGCTGGCCGACCTTGCTGCTGCCGCCCTGGTGGTGCCACAGAACCCACAGAAGCGCTGCCCGGGCGGTATCGGTGAACTCGGGCTCTGCGCGAGCCAGTGCGGCCATGCCGTCTTCCAGCGAATCACCCGTGGTCCCAGGGAGGTGCGGGACATCCCATCCGGCCGGCTCTGCGCGAGTAGCGGCGAGGGCGGCGCGCAATTCGCTGTATTCGGCAGCAGGAATCCAGCCGATTTCCACTGCCTCGCGCAGAACCCTGAACAGCGTCTGTCGCTGCTCATCGGTCAGCGGCACTACCCCTGCGCTCTCCTGTGGCCTCTGCGGCGGCAGGGCATCGAAGTCACAGAACGCCATCTGGTCAGTGCCGATCAGATCGCACTTGCGCATCTTGACGATGCGGCCGTCTGGAAGCTGGACCGGAAGGAGGTGCCGGCCTGCGCTCTCCTGTGGAGCCTGTGGGGTGGCGTACAGCGGGCGGAATTGATAGGCCACGCGACCGTCGCTGACAAGCTCGCGCGGTTCATCGTCGGCCAGCGGTGCGCACTCCTTCCATTCGGTCCATCGGCCGCCCAGGTTCACCCGGCTCTGCCACGCTGCCGGCGTCTCGGCCTGTGGTGCCTCCTGGGGTGCTGGCGCGGCTTCATCGTCGGGATCGAAGTTGCCCGCCGGCAGGCCGTGCCCAATGAATGCCAGCAGGTGCTGCGCTGCGCCGAGAATCGTGCGCTCGTCGGCCTGCTCAAGCGGTCGCTCGCCCGAAACCCAGTCGTGGCCGATGGAAAGCAGCGTCTCGCCGTCCGCAATCACCTGCACCTGCCAGTAGGCCGGCATGGTGACGGGCTCCGCGCCAGCGATCCGCCGCGCCGCGCCGGGCGCCTCCTGTGCTGATGTGGGGTGGGTGGCGAGGACGGCATTCACGAGGCTTCGTGCGTTGATGAGGCTCCACACTGGGGTGCCGGAACTCCACGCCGGGATGCCGTCCGCCGACTTCAATGCGAGATAGACGGCGTCCAGCACCGGCTGCGCGGCCCGAAGCGCATCCAGCACCTCAGCCGGCACCCCCTCCTGTGCCCCGGCGGGTGATTCTGGGCGCGTGGCTTCGCCACCGGGCTGTCGGGCTTCGCCCCGAGCCGCAAGCGTCTCGGCCTGTCGGCTTCCATCCCTCGCGCGTCCTTCGGTGTTCATGCTGTTTCCTTCCGTTTCGACCGGCGCCGTTGCGCAGTCGCCCTGTTGTTCCGCCTTGCCGCAACCCCAATCGGCTTGCCGTCCTCGCTCACGAACACGAAGTCATGAACGAGGCCGCAGTCACAGCAGGCGATGCGGTACAGCTCGCCGCTCGGGACGGTGAAGCCTTCGCCGTCGTGGCGCTGGGTGTATCTGGCTCTCATTTGCCGGCTGCGTACCGCATGGCATCGATCAGCGCCACTTGGATGCGCGCAACCCGCTGAGAGAGCGGCAGCCCCAAGTCGCCCAGCGCGACGCCCTTGGCGGCATTGAGTGCCCAAGTGTCCCAGTCGGCCGGCGGCGTAGGTGGTGCCGGGTAGGGTGTTGTCGGCGGCTCTGCCGCTGGCGCATATCCGACTGGTCCTGCGGGGTTCCCGGCGGCACCGCCGGTGCTGGCCTTTGGCATCCTGACACCACCGAGAACCGCCGCATCCTTGCCATCGTCATGGACGCTGGCAACGAGACTTTCGGGGCCGGGACGCACTGGATCGAGGAGCGGATCGCGTAGCACCTCGCCCAGGTCTTGGGCTGCGGTTGATGCTGCGGGGGATGCGCCAATGCCGTGTGCAGCTTCGATTGCGCGGGCGAGCGACCTGTAGGTGCAGCCGTACCGGGTCCGCGAAAGCCGCTGCTGAATCTCGCCGATCTGCTCGTCGGTCAGCGGTGCCGGCACTGCTGTAGCAGCAGGAGGGGCGAGAGCGGCGGCCCAATTGCGAAGATCGCCGAGCACGGTTCGCAGCGCGGCGCCGCTGTCGCCCTCATCAGCGCGGGCGTCACCGTAGAACTGGATCGCCCCGACGATATGCGCCGGCACCTTCGGCCGCGTGTCTTGGTCGGTCGGCTCTACTGCCGCTCCTGTGGGTTCAGTCCGGGAGTTCGACATGGATCACCTTTCCGCAGTTCGTGCACTTGAAAGACTCTTCTTCCCAGTCGCCGCAATCGGTATCGCCGAGCGACTGCCATGCGTCAGCGCCGCAACTCTTGCAGGGGAGAAGTCGATCGCCGCAGCAGTACGTGCCGGCTGCCACTCCTGTGGGGATGCTGTCGGTCATGCTTGGTCCTTCTTGGATGCGGCGATGGCGCTGGGCTGCGCTGGCGGGTTGAAGGGCATGACGTGGGTGATGTCGGATGCGCCGATGCGGCCTCCGGTGTCGATGTTGAAGCCGTGCGGATGCCGGCCTTGGCGCCATTCGTACTGGCCTGTGAACGGGTGGGCGCTGTCAAAGCCAGGTGAGTACAGCCAGACGCGGCGCGGGAAGTCGCCGCGCTCGATCTGCGCCAGCAGCTCGGGGGTGAGGGGGTGCCAGCGCGCAGCATCGAGCGCATCCACCTCTGGTGGTGCGGATGGGGTGGCGTAGACCGGGAACACATCACCACCGAACTTTGCGGCATCAGCACGGGCTGATTTCTTGGACCAATAGCTGTCCGTCATGTCGCGTCCAAGAATCGCGCACGGATACTGCCGAAGCCACGCCACCGGCTCTACCGGCACTGCTGCTGGAGGAGATGCGGAGAGGGCGGCGCGGGCCATTTCAAGCACTTCCAGCCGTTCGCGGTCAGTGGTTCGATCGAGCATTCCGTAGCCGTTGGCTGGTGGATTTGCCGCCATGTACTCCACGGCCGCCTCCAGCGCTTCACGGAGGCTCGGCACTGCTGGTGCTGGCTGTGCTTTGTCGGTGGTCATTGCTTGCTCCCGATGTGAGCGTCAGTCGGCCGTCGAGTGGGCTGCCGCATCGAGTGCGGCCGCAATCTGCCGATCGCACTCGGCCGCCTTCGCCTCGGCCGCCTCAGCCTCACGGGCCGCAGCCGCTGCCGCACGCCACCGGCCCTCGCGGCGCCGCGCCTTCTCCTGCTGCCGCCAGAAGTGAGCGGCATTGCGCCACATGGCGCGGTCGGCGGCGGTCATCGCTGCGCCCTTTTCGCGCCGGCTGCGCGGCACAGGAACGCCCGCGCCCGATCGGTCATCGCGCTCTCGCCGTCCTCGAACGTCCCGCCGTGCCCGTCCACCGCGAAGTGGTCGAGCATGTCGGCGATCAGCACCAGCGCTTCGTCATCGGACGGAATGGCGTGGTTGCAGCCAGAGCAGTCCGGCGGGCACTGCGGCTTGATGCAGCGAGCAGGTGCGGCGCCCATGTCAGTGCGCCCCGGCTGCCGCGGCCTGGTTGCGCTTCACCCACTCGTCCGTGGCGTCGGCGGTCTTCGCCTTGCGCCCGCGCCGCCCACGCGTGACCGGTGGCGTGTCGTCTTCGGCCACCGCGGACTCGCTGTCCGCGTCCTGGTCGAAGCCGTCGCCGGTGTCGTCGCCATCGCCTGGGCCGTCGTCGCCTTCGCCAGCCTGGTCGAACAGCGGGTGATCGCGCTCGAAGGCTTCGGTGGTGCCGTCGATGACTTCACCCGGCACCGGCCCGACCTGGCTGAACTCGATCTCGGTGCCTTCAAGGTCGCACAGCTCGCCGACCAGTTCCTTCGTGATCTCACGGTTCGAGCCGACCGACCACTCGATGACGCTGCCGCCGCCCTGCTTGGCCTCGGCCGTCACCTTGTCGATGTGGCAGGTGTAGAGCTCCAGGGCCGACGATTCGTCGATGCCGTGGTCGATGGTCAGCGTGTAGCCGGTTAGCTTCAGCTCCGGCAGCTTGCGCACCTGGTCAACACCCTGCACGCGCAGCATCGTCGGGATCTGCGGCACGCCTTCGATCATCTCCTGCGTGTCGTCGCGCGGCGGCACGCGCAGCGAGGCGTCGCGCAGGCCTGGCGCCAGCATGTCGAGCAGTTCGCCCGGGCCTTCGAGGCGCAGGCGCAGCGACACGGCCTGCTTCAGGTCAGGGCCGTGCTGTTCCTTGCGCGGCGTGACCTTCGTGAGCTTGGCCCGGGTGCCGGGCGGGAGGTCGAAGCGGATCATTGGATCTCCAGGTGGTGCGGCCGGGCCGCGGTGGATGAGGGTGGGGCGGCCCGGAAGCAATCCGGGCTATGGGCGTCCGTTGTGCTCAGGAGGTAGAGAGCCGCCTTCACCGCGCGCGCGGCCGCCCCGTGTTGATCAGTGCGCCCGGACGGGCGCGGTGTTGGCGAGGTCCGCCGGGTCGGCGTCGGCGCGGACGCTGTCCATGACGGCCGCGAGAACGCCGCGCTTGAACGTGCAGGCAGCGCACTGGCACTCCTGGCCGGCCGGGCGCCTGGCCAGTGCCTCGGCGCGGCGCTGGCGCATCACGTTGAGGCGGCGCAGCTGCAGGGCGTCGCGGAGGGCGGCGGTCATGCTGCTTTCCTTTCCAGGCGCGCGACGGCATCGGCCACCTCGGCCTCGAAGGCCTGCAGCTCGGCGATCAAGCGCGCGATGTACGCGTCATCCCGGGGGATGCGCTGGACGTAGAGGCGCAGGTGCGGCGCCTGGCGGGGGTCGTAGCTGCTGAAGTACCAGTAGCTCCGGCCGGTGCAGGCCATGCCGCCTTGGACCTGGGGCATGTGCTCCGGCGGCATGCCTTCGAGCAGCGTCTGCACGTGCACCGCCTCCGAGTGCGGCGATTTCATTTCCAGGCCGCCATCGGCGCCGATCAGGCCGTCCGGGCTCGCCGCGATGAACGGGTACCGCGGGTGCACGTGGAAGCCGCCGGGCATCACGACCAGGCCGGTCTCCAGCTCGAAGGCCTCCTTCTGGAACGGCTCGACCTCCTGGCCCCACGTCAGCGACCGGCTGCTGATCTCGTGCCGGGCAGCCTGCGCCGTGCGCTCGAAGACCAGCTCGGCGAGATAGCGCTTGCGCTCCGACGTCGGCTGGCCGGTGCGCGTGCGCGAGATCACGTCGCCGAACCGGCTGGCCGTGATCCGGCCGGCCCTGGCGGCGAACCACTCGGCGGTCCGCTGCTCGATGGTCACGGCGCGACACCCTTGGCGACTCGCTCGTCCGTCTCGGCGCCGATGGCCTTGATGCGGTCGCGCTCTTCGATGCCGATGGCGGCCCGGTCGCCCTTCGACAGCGCCTCCCAGGCCACGCGGAAGCCCTCGGTGCCTTCCTTGAAGGCGGTGTGCTCCAGCGTCTCGATGATCTTGACGTGCGCGGGCGTGCGCTCCGGGCGGGTCTGTTCCGCGGCGGCCTTGGCCACGGTGGCAGGCGGCGCATTGCGCGGCAGCGCGTGCGGGCCAGCTGCGTTGGCCGGCACCATCTCCTCGATCTCGTCGGGCGTGTAGACGCCGAGGATCACGTCTGGCGCGTGCAGGCGGCCCCAGCGCTTCGCGGCCAGGTAGGCAATCTGCTGGCGCGGGTCGGCTACCCAGTTCGGCGAATTGCGCACCGGCCCGACCTGGGCCATGCTGACCTCCAGCACGCGCGGTTCGCGCTCGCCGCGAAGGGTGGCGAACACGCGCACGCCGCGATCGGCGCTGCGGTCTTCCTTCCCGTTGACGCTGGTCCAGTCGCCGAACCACTCGAAGTTCAGCCGGGTCGCCAGCAGCGGCGAGTTGTTCAGTGCCGCGATGATGAGTTGCGCCTCGTAGCCGAGCGCGCCGTTCACCAGGTGCGTCTTCTGCGCCACCGCGTTGTGGTCCATGCCCCAGCGCATCGCCTGGCCGATGATGGCTGCGCAGTCGCCGACGTTGCCCTGCAGGTGCTTCGGGACGGTGATGCGGCTGGAGGCCATCACCTCGGCAAGCCGCATCACCTTGTCGAGCGTGTCGTGGGTCAGCATGTCGCGCACGCTGAAGGGCTGGCGTTCCAGCAGGCGCTGCAGCTCAGCCTGGCCGTTGGGCAGCGCCTGCGCCTCGGCGTGCGCCGTGGCGGTCGTGATCTCGCCCGTGGCGCGGTCAACAGTTTCGGTGGTCATGGGGTCGTTCTCCTGCGTGCCGGGACTCTGTCGGCGTGGGTGGGGAATCAGTAGGGGATGTCTTCGTCGGCGAACGGGCCGCCTTCGAGCGGCGCGCCGTCCTTCTCGGTCGCGACAGCGATGGCCATGCGGCCATTGACGATGGCCAGCGCCAGCAGCCTGTCCAGCGCGTCGCGCGTCGCCTCGGGCAGCGCGTCGAACGTGGCGACGATGGCCTGCATCGACTTCAGCAGCAGCGGCGCCGCGTCGCGCACCTGACGCTCGGCCGCCTCCGCGGCCTCCTGCTCGCGCCGTCGGGCCGCGGCGGCCTCAGCCTCGGCCCGCTCCGCTTCGGCGCGCTGGGCGGCGATCCGGGCTGCTTCCTCGGCCTGCTGGCGCTGCAGCTCGGCGCGCTCCGCGGCCAGCCGGCGCTCCTCGGCCTCGCGCGCTTCGCGGGCCTGGCGGTCGGCCTCGGCCCGGCGGGCGGCCGCCTCTTCGTCGAGACGCTTGCGCTCGGCGGCGGCGAGGGCATCGAGTCGGGCCTGCTCCTCGCGGACGGCGCGCTCCCGGGCCTCGATCTCAGCCCGGGCCTTGGCCAGCTTCTCGGCTTCGGCGCGCTGCTCGGCGGCGATGCGCTCGCGCTCGGCCTGCTCGCGGGCGGCGGCCTCGGCGCGCAGGCGCTCCAGTTCCGCGCGCTCGGCCGCGACGCGGGCCGCTTCGACCTCCTGCTCCTGGCGCTGCACGAGCACGCGGCGCATACCGGCCAGGGTCTGCTCCCACAAGGCGACAGCCTGGTCGTAGAACTCCTCGAACTGTTCGCGCTTCGGCTGGCCGAAGTTCTGGATGCGGTGGTCGATCTCACGCTGCACGTCGGCGGCGGTCTTCGCCATCATGGCGTCCTGCAGGCCCTCGCGGATGCCCTCCAGGCGGTCCTGGATGGCGGCAAGGCGGACCGCCTCGGCCTCGGCCTTCGCCTGGCGCTCGCGCTCGCGGCGTGCCTCGTCGGCCTTGATCTGCGCGTCGATCGGCAGTTCCAGCGCCTCGATCTCGGCCGTCAGCCGCTTGGCCTCGGAGTCGATCGCCTTGCCGAACGCCAGGGCAGGGGCCTTGAATTCCTGGCGCTTGCGGTCCAGGGATGTGCGCAATTGCACCAGCTCCTGCCGCGCGGCGCGAGCGGCCTTATCGCCTGCCGTGGTGGTGCAGTCGAACTTCGCGCCGGCGTAGCGGGCCTTCAGCTCGGCCAGCGCCGCCGCCGTGCGGTCGTAACGGACGATCGCCTTCCCGTCGCGGACTTCAGCGCGGTCGACGACTTCGGACGCGACCTCGGTGGGCCGCTCTTTCGTTTCGGTGGTCACTTCGATCCCTTCGTGAGTACCGCGCGAAGTGCGCGGGTGAGGATGGCCAGCAGGCCCGGCGCGTGGTGGTGCTCGACGGCGCGAAAGCGCTCGTCCGGGAACGCGTCCGCCATTGAGGCGTGGATCCGCGGCATGCCGTGCAGGGCGCCGATGACGATGCGGCGCGCGGCGGGGCTGGGATTGCGGCGGTTCACCACGGCTTCTCGACCTTGCCCTGGTCCGCCAGGCTCTTGACGTGGAAGAGGTTCGACAGCATCGACTCCATCTGCGCGGCGAGCTGCACTCGCAGGCCATCCTTGAGGGCGCCAGGCACGTTGGCGACGGACTGCTTCATGCCCTCGGTGAAGTCCTTGGCGCAGATCTGCGTCATCAGGTACTCGGCACGGGTCACCGAGTTGTAGTCGGATGTGGAGGCCGCGCCGGTCCGCTTGTCGACGCTCTGGCTCCAGTAGGCGCCGACGGTCTTTTCGAGCTCGGCGCGGATAGACGTCTTCGGTCCGCTGGGCTCGCCCCACGCCGTGACGCGCTGGTACTCGCGGTTGAAGCCGTCACGCACCGCCTCGTCGATGGCGTCGGCGATCTGCTTCTCGGCGCGCTCGACGAAGATCGCGTCGAGGCGACGCTTCACTTCCTTGGCCACCAAGCCGTCGAGGTCGTCGGCGCCTTGGATGAATTCGTCCGCAGCCTTCTGGACGACGGCGGCCTTCAGGTCTTCTTCGTTGAAGCTCAGCATGTGGGTTCCTTGGTTGAACGTCAGGGCAGCGCCTGGAATCCGTTGGGAAAGAGCGTCGACAGCAGGTAGCCCAGCACCGCGCCGACGATGGTCGCGACCAGCACCAGCGGGTCGGCCTCCATCTCGGCGATGCCGTCCTCGTAGCTGATCGGCTCGTGCGCGGCGCCCTCGGTGGCGCAGCTGTCGTCGAGCACCGAGACCGGGAAGCGGCTGTGCTCGACCAATGGCGCGAAATCGGAGCGGCCGGCGGCCGACTCGATGGGCTGCGGAGCGGGCCACGTGCTCACGACGGGCTCCAAACCGCGTCGTCGACCACGATGCCGACCGCGCCGTCGACCGTGATACCGATGCGCACGCCGTCGTCGAGATACTCCTGCGCCGCCTCGGCTGTGTGCTGCCACATCTCCGCGCTCTGCTCGGCCCAGCGCAGTTCGCGCTCCAGCTGCCCGATGCGCTCGGCCTGCTCGGCGACGTGCTCGCGAAGATGGTCCAACTCGCATCGCTCGAGCCGGCGGCGGATGCTGACGATGGCCGGGTACAGCAGGAACCGCGGCGCTGTCGCCTGGTGGATCGTCGCGGCCAGGGCGACGGCGCTTTCGGTGGTGCCGAACATCGTCAGAACTCCGTGGTCAGTTCGCCGCTGGGCGTGATGCGCATGACGTCGACCTGCAGGCCGTCGTCGCGGAGATCGGCAGCCCATTCGTAGGCACTCTTCGCGGTGCTGGCGTAGACGTCGACCCGCTCCATCAGCGTCCCGGGGTCGACGACGACAGCGAAGCGCGCGCAGCTGGGTGCGCCGACGACGCGGCCGGGTGTGGGTGTGCGCTGGCCAGCCATCACAGCACCACCGCTTCCGGATCGCCGCCGGACTGCTCGACCAGCTGCCGGGCGCGCTGCAGGATCTGCTCACCGTGCGCCTCGCGGTACAGCTCCAGCAGCAGCTGACGCGCGCGCATAACGTGCTGCGCGCGGCCGGCGATCATCAGCGCGGCCAGCTCCCAGGGCTGCAGGTCGTCACCGGTGGCGAACCGGCGTTCGAGGTGCCGGATGTTCTGCGGCTCGTAGCCGGCGCGCTTCGGCGGCACGTCGGTGACCTTGGCCAGCCAGTCGGCGAACTGCGCCGGCGTGGCGTCGCATTCGTCGGTGGCCTGGTCGAGGGCGCGGTCGCGGGTGTAGACCTCGTCGAAGTCGTCGGTGCGGGGGTCGAGGGGGTGGGCGAGGTAGGGGCCGAGGTCGCGGTCGAAACGCGGGGCGAGGGCGAGGCTCATCACGCGGCTCCCGGGGTTGCGCGCACCACGGCCTCGAACTCGTCTTCAGCCATGTCGGTGCAGTCGAGGAAGTCGGGCGCGTCGGTGCCGACCACCTCGGGGATGGCCCAGGCGAAGACGCCATTGCGGCGCAGGAAGCGGAAGCCCTGAGCGGCGAGCGAGCCGGAGGGGTGGTCGGGCGGCGCGGCTGCTGGGGTGGCGGTGGCTGGGTGCATGTGTCCCTCCGTGCGTCGTGTTGGAGGGAATCCTAAACATCATGTTTGGTGTTGTCAAACGGAATGTTTAGTGGCGGACGAAGAAAAGCCCGCGAGCTGCGGGCTGATCTCAGGCGCCGGCGTCGGCGTCAGCGGGTCACTGTTCTACTTCGACGCGCGCCCATGCTTCATTGACCTTGTCCGTGAGGCCGGCCTGCCGTGCGCGGTAACTGATGCGCCGCTCGTCGGGTGCTGGCTCGATGCCGTCAAGGGCCGCGATGAACGACACGTGGTAGGACTTCAGTGCCGCCTGCACCGCTGGCTTCTTCGTCACCTTCAGAGACGCGTCGAGCAGCCGCTTGCCCTCGGTGCGCTGCTCCAGCAAACACCCCCTCCAGTCGCGGCGCTCGCTTGCCGCCACTTGGGCCTCAGCCTCCAGCAGGGCCGTATCGAGCGCCAAACGGCAGAGGTAAATGGCTGTCGCCGTGTGGGAACGGTATCGCCCCAGATGGTCGACTGGGGCCTGCGCAATGGCCGCTGTCGCGGCGAGCAGCCACAGTGCCCCCAAGAGAGTTCGCATCAACCGCCTCCTTCCTCAGCTGTCGCCCCACACGCGCTTCGCGAGCTCGTCGCTCAGCGCATCCACCATGCCGCGCGCAAACGTCGGGTTGCGATCGGCCTCGCCGCACGCGTGCACGGTGTACTTCCGTCGCCGGTGCATCGCCGCGTAGGCCACGCCGATCACCTCGCCGCGCTCGGCCCGGGCCAGCAACTCGCGCAAGCACGACACCGTGTCGCGCGATACGCCATCAAGGGCGACCAGGCGGAACGGCGGCCTCACCCGAGTCTCCGCTTCTTGTTGCCCACCCGTCTCGGCGCCGTCTCGTCGATCAACTGCTCCTTGCTCCGTGTAGTCCAAAGCGTCTCCCAGTCGATGCCGAGCATTGGCGCGTCGTCTCTTGCTGCCGCAAGGAGATGGAGAAAGCGACGCCGCTCAGCAGGACTGAGGTTCGCATAAGCCGCTGCGACTTTTTCCACTTCCGTGAGTGGAATATTGCCATTTGGTGTGGCGAGCGCCCGCTGGGGTTCGTCGAGGCCGATCAGGCGATCCACTGACCACCCCAGTGCTGCGGCGACGGCCGCGTGCTGTTTGGGCGGCACGCCGCGGCGCTTCCAGTTGTTGATCCGTTGCTCGCTGGTGTCGAGCGCACGAGCCAGTTCAGCCCAAGAACCGGGCACGAGGTGGCGCTCGCGACGCGACGCGAGCTCCTGGTCAAGCCTATGCCACACCGGATCCTCCATTAAACGAAATGTGGAGTAGGGCCCAAACGCCATGTTTGCAATTCCTAAACGCGTCGTTTAGTATGCGAAGCCATGGACATCAACGACGACAGGGCGCTGATCGAGCGCTTGGGCGGCCCCGCGAAAGTTGCTGATTTGCTCGGGTACGAGAAGGACGGCGGCACGCAGCGGGTCCACAACTGGACCACTCGAGGCATCCCGGCCAAGGTGAAGCTGGAGCGCCCAGACCTCTTTCTGGCGCCGCCCCCTGCGCCGACCGGAGTCGTCGCCGAACCCGCCCCCGCGAGGGCCGCGTGATGGCCGGCCGCATCGGGCCCGGCGTGGCCGCCGAATCGGCGCGCGAGGAGGTGAGCCATGTCGCATGACGTGGGTGCCGCCATCGCACGCGCCGAGGCCGACATCCAGGCGCGGCTGCAGGCGCTGGAGACCGAACTGGGCACCGAGGTGTCCGCCCTCTGTCTGTACGACCGGGACATCACCTCGATCGGTGATCGGCGGAGGCAACTGCTGCGCAGCGTGTCGATCGGGATCGGGGCTGAGCAGCCGGTAGTCCGGTGGGCTAATTCCGCTGCGGCACAGGAGCCCGGCCATGGGTGACCGCATCGTGCACTGGACCGAGGTGCCCATCGAGCCCGGCGCGGAGCCAGCGCACTACGTCGAGCGCTCCACGGCGCCGGCCATGAGCTGGACCGTGATCGGCGCCGAGGGTGCCGGCTCAGTGCCTCGTGCCTCGGGAGCTGGCCGCGGCCATGATCGCGGCCTGCAGGTCGGCGACCAGCTTCTGCGCGCGAGGGATGTCGATGGCGGCCTGAGCCCAGCCGAAGAACGGCAGGTGCACGCCGATGCCGACGATCGAGTCGCCGTGGCCGACCTGCAGCAGCGGACTGCCGCCCACCGAGTACAGCGGCTCGCCGTTCATCGCCTCGCCCGACGCCTGTGCATGCGCCTGGCTCAAGCGGCGGAACAGCTCGCGCAGTTCCTGCGGCGCGTAGGTGCCTGAGATGGCCAACGTCACCTCGCCGTCCCTGCTCTCGATGTTTTCCATGGTCATGGGCGCCCTCTCGCGGGCTGGTGGTTGGGGAATCACCAGTGTGCATCCGCGGGCAGGGCGCCCGCCCCTTGTCTCCAGCCTCGCCCCGCGGGTGACGGAAACCCACCCGGCGCGCCATTCCTCCCTTGGCGCGCGCGAGGCTTTCAACCCGGCCGGGCTTCGGCTCGGCCGGGTCTTCTACTCCACACCCGCTGATGAGGCAGTTGCGTCCTGCCGAAATGCCGCTTTCGGGAGCGGTATACGGGTCGAATGCCGCGAGGACTACATTCGGACTGCTGGTCGGTGGTTCGAGTCCACCCCCCTGCCCAATTCGATGGCAGGGGTAGCTCAGTCGGTAGAGCGACAGGTCTGTCTTCGCAATTCCTTGTCGATCAGCTGGGGCGCGCCAGTAACGCGCAAATGCACCGTTCTTCCAGTGGTCAGGAACCCCGGTTTTCGCCCGGGTAACGCGGGTTCGAATCCCGCACGGTGTGCCAACGATCAACGGAACCGCAGCACGGAAGGACGTGCCGGCGCCAGCCGAGAGCAAGCCGTGTATGCGCAGGCAGCAGAGCGCGGCAAGGCCCATTCGGGCCGCACAGCCGGTGTCGAGTCCGGCCGGTTCCACCCCCTTCACTTCCGTGGCCTCACGCCCAGCCTGGCCAGTTGCGCCAGCAGCAGCGCCGCAACTGCGTCGCGCAGCAGCGCGCGCACCTTCGACTGGCTCCAGGCCAGGTCGCGATTCCTGAGTTCCATCGATCCCCTTTCTGCTGCGTCCGCCCGACGCGTTGGCGTTGTCCTGGCTGCCTCCATGGCTCGCCAGGGCGCCGGTCTCCGGGCGCAGCAGAAAGGCGAGCGTGGTCTGGCAGTTCATGCCTTCAGCTTCGCCCCGTTCCAACTGGTTGGGCAACTGGTTGGCCGATTGAATTTCTTCGAGGAGGCAGCCTTGGAAGAACACCCACTGCAGCGGGAATTCCCGCTCATGCAGCGCATCGACGCGCCGGCCACAGTGCCGACCGCCATCATGCGCACGATCAGGACCTACCGTGAGGCGTGCCGCGTCTGCCGGCAGTTATCGCCTCGGCGTGCGCTGAAGCTCACGATGCTGGCCGACGAGGCCGGCCTGGTGAGCCAGCACTGCACCGACTACTTCCACCCGGACGACGCGCCGCGCCGCCGCAATCTGCCATTCGAGAGCATCGATGCTGTCGAGCAGGCTTACGGCAACACGGCGATTTCGCAGTTCCGCGCGCGCGCCGCGAAGCTCACCGTGATTGAGCAGATGCAGGCGGATGCGACGCTGGAGCAGCGGAGGGCTGCGGCATGAAGCAGAAGACGCTTTCGCAGGTCCTCTCCGAGGCCGCGCGCGACAGCGGATTGGACGATCGTGAGATCGCCGAATTCGTCCAGGTCTCGCAGGGCTACTTCTCGCGCCTCATGCGCCGCCTGGGCGAGCAGTGGGCCATCCGCATGGTGCTGCTCATGATGGCAACCAAGAGCGTAGAGCCCTTGCGGTGGATGGCCCACCGGCTCGGCTACGACTTGGTGGCTCGAATGCCCGCGGCCGAGCCGGCGCAGCTGCAGGCCCGGCTGGCTGAGTTGCAGCGCGAGGGAAGGGCGGCAGCGTGACGGCCCGCCAATTCATCCTGCCGCTCGCGCACGAGCTCGTGATCGACCTCTTCGCCGGCGGCGGCGGCGCGAGTACCGGCATCGAGCAGGCGCTAGGCCGGCACGTCGACATCGCGGTCAACCACGACCCCGAAGCGGTGTCGCTGCACCAGGCCAACCACCCGCAGACCCGGCACTTCGTGTCCGACGTGTTCGAGGTCGATCCCCTGGCGGTGACCGATGGTCAGCCGGTCGGATTGCTGTGGGCCTCGCCGGACTGCAAGCACTTCAGCAAGGCCAAGGGCGGCAAGCCGGTGTCGAAGAAGATCCGGGGCCTGGCCTGGGTCGTCATCAAGTGGGCGAAGCTGGCGCGGCCGCGCGTCATCTGCCTGGAGAACGTCGAAGAGTTCCAGACGTGGGGCCCGCTCGACGAGAACAACATGCCGTGCCAGCGCCGCAAGGGTCAGACCTTCCAGCGCTGGGTGGCCCAGCTTCGCACCCTCGGCTATCACGTCGAGTGGCGCGAGCTGCGCGCGTGCGACTACGGCGCACCGACGATCCGCAAGCGCCTGTTCCTGGTCGCGCGCCGCGACGGCATGCCGATCGTGTGGCCGAAGCCGACCCACGCCGCGAAGCCCGCGAAGGGTAGCGGCCTGCTGCCCTGGCGCACCGCGGCCGACTGCATCGACTGGTCGCTGCCGTGCCCGTCCATCTTCGAGCGCGAGCGGCCGCTGGCCGAGGCCACGCTGCGGCGGATCGCGCACGGCATCAAGCGCTATGTCATCGACGCGCCGAAGCCTTTCATCGCGCCCGTCACCCATCCCGGCGACATTCGCATCAACGACATCGACGAGCCGATGCGGACCATCACGGGCGCCAACCGCGGCGAGAAGGCGCTCATCACGCCCACGATCGCCCGCATCGGCCAGACCGGTGGCAACGGCAAGTACTCGAACAGCGTCGAAGAGCCGGTGTCGACCATCACCAGCAAGGCCGAGCACCTGCTGGTGTCGCCCACGCTGGTGCAGACCGGCTACGGCGAGCGGCCCGGCCAGGCGCCGCGCGTGCCGGGCCTGGACAAGCCGTTGGGCACCGCGGTCGACGGACAGAAGCACGGGCTGGTCGCCGCGTTCCTGGCGAAGCACTACGGCGGCAACGAAGGCCCCGGCGTGCCGCTGAGCGGTCCGGTCAGCACGATCACGACCCAGGACCATCACCATCTTGTCGCTGCCCACGTGGTCAAGCACTACGGCGGCGAGCCCCAGGCCGGACGGACCGCGCAGGACCTGCGCCACCCGATGCCGACCGCGATGGCAGACGGCGCGAAGCACGGCGTGGTGGCGGCGCATCTGGTCGGCGTCGGCGGCCGGCAAGGACAAGGCCAGTCGCCTGCCTACGGCGCCGATCGACCCACGCGCACGGTGACCGCGAAGGGCGACACCGCAATCGTCGCCGCGAGCCTGGCCAAGCTGCGCGGCACCAGCAGCAGCGCCGACCCGGACCAGCCGCTGCACACCGTCAGCGCCCAGGGCGAGCATCACGCGCTCGTGTCGTCGCACCTGATGACGAACACCACCGGCCATGCCGGCGGCGCCACCGAAGCACCGCTGCACACGATCACCACCGGCGGCCATCACGCCGAGGTCCGCGCGCTGCTGCTGAAGTACTACGGCACCGACCAGGACCCGGACCTGCGTGAGCCGCTGCACACCGTGACCACGAAGGACCGCTTCGGGCTGGTCACGGTCGCAGGCGAGGACTACCTCATCGCCGACATCGGCATGCGGATGCTGCAGCCGCGTGAGCTGTACCGAGCGCAGGGCTTCCCCGACACCTACGCCATCGACCGCGGCGCGGATGGCTGCGCGCTTTCGAAGTCGGCGCAGGTACGCATGTGCGGCAACAGCGTGTGCCCGCCGGTGGCGGCTGCGCTCGTTCGCGCGAACTACGCCGAGCAGCAGCTGCAGCGCGCGGCCTGACGAGACGCCGACAAACCATGCCCACACCCCCATCACCGGCAATGCTTGCTGCAAACGCCCATGCGGCAGCCCGGCTTGTGCCCGAGCCGAACTCGGCCAGCAAATCGCGCACCCAACAGGTTGCGGCTTGCTACGGCGAGTGTTGCCCGAAGCGCGGCCGGTGTGTGGTGTATCGCGGCGTCGAACTGCCAGGGGCCGACCGGTTCGTCCTGACATGCCGCACGCCCGAGGGCGCATTCCCGCTGTTCGAGGACGTCGCGCGGCCCTTGCCACGCGCTTTGGATGCCGACAGCGAGGGTGGGGAGATCTGACCATGGCGACTGCAGCCCTTCATGTGCTCCACACCGCTGCGCTGCGCCTGCGAGAGGCGGCCGACCGGTTCATCGTCGCGTTCGAGCAAGCGGCGCACGAGGCTGCTGCGGCGCCCGAACCGCCCAGCACGCCCAGGCCATCCCTGCCGCGCGGGCGAGGACGTGAAGCGGGCGTCGTGACCCTGGAGGTGCTCCAGCTGGCCAGCCGATCAGGCGGCATCACCGCCGCCGATGTCGTGGCCGTGGCCGCATCCCACGGACTCAAGGCCAACACCTCGACCGCTGCCGCCCGGCTCAACCGCCTGGCGCAGACCGGCAAGCTCGTCGCGGTGCGCTCGCAGTACAGCAAGTACGGCTCGCTGCGGTACTTCGCGACGGCTGAGCGGGCCGAAAGCTGGGCCGCAGAACAAGGACCGGCGGCGGACGCTGCGGATCCTGTCGCACTGCCGGCGCTCGCCGCCATGGTCGAAGCCGACGCACCCGCCGTCGCCGCAGCCCTGGCCGTCATCGCGCCACCGCCGCCACCGGCAGAACGCAAGCCCGCCAAGCCGCCGCGCAAGCTCACCGGCTGGCAGGAGAACACCAAGCTGATCACCGTGGCCGCGCCTGCGCCTGTGGTGAAGGCAACAGGAGAAGTGATCGTGCCGCCTGACGTGAAGATCACCCGGGCGCCGACGCCTGTGGACACCCGGTTCCATGTCGACCCGAAGACGCTGGGGCAGGACCCGGAGAGCTTCAGCGCGCAGTGGCAGAGGCTGCGCGGGGAGGGCGCTGAGGCATGAGCGACCCCTACCTGCAGTTCCTGCGCGACAAGATTCAGCTCGCGCGGCACACCGGCTTCGAGGTGCCGGCCGACGAGATCAACCCCGCGCTGAAGCCGCACACCCGCGACATCGCGCGCTGGATCCTCAAGGGCGGCAGCCGGGCCTGCTTTGCCAGCTTCGGCCTGCACAAGACCGCCACGCACCTCGAGGTCCTGCGCCAGATCGGCCGCCGCTTCCCCGATGCGTATCGCCTCGGCGTGATTCCGCTCGGCGTGCGGCAGGAGTTCTTCCGCGAGGTCGAGCAGCGCTTCACCGGCGACTGCGCCATCGACCTGCGGTTCATCCGCCGCGACAGTGAGATCGACGCACCGTCGACGATCTACCTCACGAACTACGAGGCCGTGCGCGAGGGCAACGTGACGCCGTCACGCTTTCGCGCCGCCGGGCTTGACGAGGCCAGCATCCTGCGCAGCTTCGGCTCAAAGACCTACCAGGAATTCCTGCCCGCCTTCGCGTCGGTCGAGTTCAAGTCGGTCTACACCGCCACGCCGGACCCGAACCGGTACAAGGAGCTGATCCACTACGCCGGCTACCTCGGCGTGATGGACACCGGCCAGGCGCTGACGCGCTTCTTCCAGCGCGACAGCACGCAGGCCGGCAACCTGACGCTGTACCCGCACAAGGAACGCGAGTTCTGGCTGTGGGTGGCGAGCTGGGCCGTCTTCATAACGAAGCCCAGTGACCTCGGCCACGATGACGCCGGCTACGTGCTGCCCGCGCTGGACGTGCGCTGGCACGAGATCGAGTCCGACTACAGCGCCGCCGGCGCCGATCGCGATGGTCAGGGCCTGCTTATCCAGGACGTCGCAATGAGCCTGCCGGCCGCGGCGCGCGAGAAGCGCGACAGCCTGCCGGCCCGCGTCGCCAAGGTGAAGGCGCTGATCGACGAGGCGCCGACTGAGCACTTCATCGTGTGGCACGACCTTGAGGACGAGCGGCACGCCATCCAGGCTGCAATTCCGGAGGCCGTCAGCGTATGGGGCGCCCAGGATCTCGACGAGCGCGAGGCTCGCATCGTCGGCTTCAGCGACGGCCAACACCGCGTGCTGAGCACGAAGCCGATCATCGCCGGCAGCGGCTGCAACTTTCAGCGGCACTGCCATCGCGAGATCTTCTCGGGCATCGGCCACAAGTTCAACGACTTCATCCAGGCCGTGCACCGCACCTACCGCTTCGGCCAGGCCGAGCGGGTACGCATCGACATCGTGCACACCGAGGCCGAGCGCGAGATCGTGGCCAGCCTGCAGGCGAAGTGGCGGCGCCACGACGAGCAGCAGATCCGCATGGCGGCGCTCGTGCGCGAATACGGGCTCGATCGGCTGTCGATGGAGACGGCGCTGGAACGGACCATCGGCGTGGAACGGCGCGAAGTGGCAGGCCAGCATTTCCAGGTCGCGCACAACGATGCCGTGCTGGAAGCGCGCCGGCGGCCGGAGGCCTCGGTCGACCTGGTGGTGACCTCGATCCCATTCGCCAACCACTACGAGTACACGCCGAGCTACAACGACTTCGGCCACACCGAGGACAACCGCCACTTCTGGCGGCAGATGGACTTCCTGACCCCGGAGCTGCTGCGGATCCTGAAGCCCGGCCGCATCGCTGCGATCCACGTCAAGGACCGAATCGACTTCGGCAACGTCACCGGCAAGGGCCTGCCCACCAGCAGCCCATTCCACGCCGAGGCCATTGCGCACTACAGCGGCCTGCCGGCGCTGGGCCTGCACGGCCATGGCTTCGACTACCTCGGGATGATCACCGTCGTCACCGACGTGGTGCGGGAGAACAACCAGACCTATCGCCTCGGGTACACGGAGATGCGCAAGGACGGCTCGAAGATGGGCGTCGGCTCGCCTGAGTACGTCCTGCTGTTCCACAAGCCGCAGACCGATCGCTCGAAGGGCTACGCCGACAGCAGGATCCAGAAGACGGTCGAGGAGTACAGCCTGGCGCGCTGGCAGGTCGATGCGCATGCCTTCTGGCGCAGCAGCGGCAACCGACAGCTGACCCCCGACGAGCTGGCCAGCTACGGGCCCGACAAGCTGGCCAAGCTGTTCACCGAATGGAGCCTGCGCGGCGTCTATGACTTCGAGGCCCACGTCCGCATCGGAGCGGCGCTGCAGGAGAGGGGCGCACTGCCTTCCACGTTCATGAGCCTCGCGCCCGGCTCGCATCACCCGCTGGTGTGGCACGACGTGAACCGCATGATCACGCTGAACGGCGAGCAGTCGAAGCGCAACGTCGAGCAGCACGTCTGCCCCCTGCAGTTCGACATCGTGGACCGCCTGATCGAGCGCTTCAGCAACCGCGGCGAGCTGGTCTATGACCCGTTCTGCGGCCTCGGCACGGTGCCCTACCGCGCGATCCTGAAGGGCCGGCGCGGCGGCGGCAGCGAGCTTTCCGGGGCCTACTTCGCCGACCAGGTGCACTACCTGCAGGCGGCCGAGCGCGAGGTGTCGATGCCGTCGCTGTTCGATGCACTGGAAGCGGAGGCCGCCTGATGGCACGAGCCCGCAACCTCAAACCCGGGTTCTTCAAGAACGAGGACCTGGCCGAATGCTGCTTCGAGGCGCGGCTGTGCTTCGCCGGCCTCTGGACCCTCGCCGACCGCGAGGGGCGCCTGGAAGACCGGCCCAAGCGCATCAAGGGCGAGCTGTTCGCCTTCGACTCGCTGGACGTTGAGCCGCTGCTGGCCGAGCTCGCGCAGCACCGCTTCATCCTGCGCTACACGGCCGCCGATGGGCGTGCGCTGATCCAGGTGCTGAAGTTCCTGGACCACCAGAATCCACACCACCGCGAGCCGCCGAGCGACTTGCCACCACCCCAAAGCCCTGGGCTTTCACCCCATGGCAACCCACCAGAGCCCAGGGCTGGGGGGGGTTCCCAAGTGGGTGACGCCCCAGGCGAGCCCGAGGCAAGCCCTGGGCTTGACCCCCCAAGAAGCGACTTGGCAAGGGGGGCCAGCCCCCCGGTGGAAGGGGGGGTCAGCCGTGCGGTAACCGGTATTACTGAATCCGGAGCCCTGAATCCGGAGCCCCCTGTCCGGATCCCGAATCCCGTTGCGACCGCCTTCGGCCGGGTCGCGCAGGCCATCCGCCGAGCCGGAATCGAGGCCAACCCCGGGCACCTCGGGTTCCGAACGCTGGTCGAGGCCGGGGCGACGGCCGAGGAGTTCCTGGCCTACGCCGACAAGGCCCGCGGCATGGACAAGCCCTTCGCCTACCTCGTGAAAACGGTCGCGTCGGAGCGGGAGCGGGCGAAGGAACTGGCCGGCAGCATCCACCGCGGCGCAATGCCCGGATCCCAGCCTGCGCCAGCACCGCACAACCCGGCTGCCGCATGGCTCGCCGAGCAGGCCGAGCGAGCCCGCGAGTTCGAGCAGCAGCGCGCCGCACGCCTTGCCCGCAAGGGAGCTGCATCGTGACCGTCGCCGACATCCGCCGCCGCACCGCCGAGGCCATGGGTGATGCCGGCGACGACCCGAAGGAGCATGCCTGCATGCGCTGCCAGGGCCCGGCCTCGCACAGCGAGCTGAGCACGTTCGGGGCTCGCTGCCGGCGCTGCTACGAGGCCTACAAGCGCGAGCCCCAACCCTCACGCCGGTACGCCCAGGGCGGCAAGCAACCGGTGGCGCGCGAGGTCGTACAGCGCCTGCTCGATCGCCAGACGAGCGGCGAGGCAATGAGCAAGGCGCAACTCGACTTCATCACCATCGCCGGCCGCAGGACCTACCCGGAACTGCGCCAGCACGGAGACCCGGAATGACGACGCCTACCACCGCACCCGCCCCGCGCAACACCACCCACGCCATCCGCCTGCTGCAGATCGGCGAGTCCATCACCATCGCCGGCCGTGGCAAGTCGCTGGCCAGCATCGCCTCGAAGCTGGTGCACGCGAAGTTCACGCGCACCGGCGACACGCTGCGGAGAGTCGCATGAACGACCGCAACACCCACATCGACCCAGCCTGCGCCGTCTACCTCTTCGTCGCGCTGCCGCTGTCCGCGGTCGTCATGGTCGGCCTGCTGGTGGTGCTGGCTAAGGCGCTGGGGTGGCTGGCGTGAGCGCCATCCTCGCGATCGACCCCGGCACCACGCAGTCCGGCTTCGTGCGATTCGACGGCGCGCGCGTCCTCGAATCCGGCGTGCTACCGAACGACGACATGCTGCGCAAGGTGCAATGCGCAGTCGGACGCCTCGAAGCTCAGGTGCTCGCCATCGAGATGATCGCCAGCTACGGCATGGCCGTCGGCCGCGAGGTGTTCGAGACCTGCGTGTGGATCGGCCGCTTCCAGCAGGCCTGGAACACACCCGAGGCCGTGCGCCTGGTCTACCGCCGCACCGTGAAGCTGCACGTGTGCAAGTCGGCCAAGGCCAACGACAGCGAGATCCGCCGCGGGCTGCTGGACCTGTTCCCAGCCACCGGCGGAGGCGCGACACCGCAGGTGGGCACGAAGGCCAAGCCGGGGCCGCTGTACGGCGTAAGCAGCCACGCATGGCCGGCGCTGGGTGTTGCGGTCACGGTGCTCGGGATCGAGCGGGATGAGCAGTCGCAGCGGGATCTGATGGGGGAGGCTGCATGCGCATGACCGTCTCCGTTACCGGCTTGAAGGAAGCACAGGCGAAGATGCGCGGCAAGTTCAGCGTGCGCGCGGTCGCGTCCGTTGCCGCAGCCACGCTGAACCGGACCGTCGCCGACCTGGCCAAGGGCTGGGGCGAGCAGCTGAAGACGCGACTCGATCGCCCGACCTCGGCGACACGCAATGCACCGCGCTTCAAGCGTGCCCAGGTCAACGACCTGACCGCCGAGGTCTACATCCGCGACCAGGGCGGCGGCACACCGCCTGCCGTGTGGCTGGCTCCCGAGGAGTTCGGTGGTGCGCGCCGGCTGAAGAAGTTCGAGCAGGCCCTGCAGAACCAGGGCGCATTGCCGCCTGGCCACTACGTGGTGCCAGGGCCGGCCGCCAAGCTGGACGCCTTCGGCAACGTGTCTCGCGCACAGATCGTCCAAGTCATCGCGCAGCTCGGGGCCAAGTTCAGCCCGGGCTACCAGCGCGTGATCTCGCCCAGTGCGGCGAAGCGTGCAGCACGTGCAGCCTCGCTCGGGCGCGCCTACTTCGCCATGCCGCCCAGCGTCAAAGGCCTTCCTGGCGGCATCTACGAGCGCAGGCAGAAGAAGCCCGTGGCGGTCTTCTACTTCGTGCGCTCGGTGTCGTATCGGCCGCGCACCGAACTGCTCGGGTATGCCAAGCGCCATGCCGCGGCGTCCTTCGCCCGCGGGTTCGAGAAGTCGTGGGCCGAGCATTGGGGGTCGCGGTAATGCTGCGGCGCAATGAATCCTGTATGGGCGTCGTCCATACATATTGGTATTACTCCAATTTCGAAAAGCACGGCAATGGCTCTGAAAAAATTTTGGGTCCTTCCGGAGTCGAATTGAGTGCGCCTCTGTTGCGG